CCTGCACCTGACCCAATAGCCCCTGCTCCACCACCATTGCCTGTCATAAAAGTGGAACCACCTACAGCAATCGTGGTATTACCACCTGCATTACCCGCAGATGCCGCCGCCGCAGTAATGACTCCCCTACTTGCACCCCCTGCACCGATTGTAATAGTGTAAGCCGTTGATCCTAAGAAGGTATACCTACTAACTGCTGTTCCACCTGCGCCTCCACCTGATGCTGAATAGTCTACATCTCTATTGGAATGTCCACCCGATCCACCTCCTCCAATACAATAAACTATAGCCTCAACGTTACAACTTGGTGTCCACGTAGTAGTTGCCGAAAACATGATATTTGGGAGTCCTGTGTCGCCCCCTTTTTGCCCTAATATTGCCATTAAAAAAATCTCCTGTTATAAGCTCATCCAAGAATCAATCGTGCCATCTACAAAAACCAACTGTACCGCGTTGCCTTTGGGCAGTGTTCCATCAGCAGCAACTTCATCTATCTCTTCTGAATTGCGCCCTATCGTTACCGTTGCAGCTCCAACATTTTTGATGGTCACTGTGTCACCTCCGCTTGGGCTACTTGGCAACGTAACCGTGAATGGAGTCGATGCGTGATTGCAAATCAACTGGTCACCGCTACTTGCCGCATAAGTTGTCGTTTTGATCGACCATGCACTGTATAATCCACCAGAGGTAACCCAATCCAGATTACCGCTACCGTCTGTTTTTAAGACTTGATTTGCGCTACCATCCGAAGTAGGCATGACCCAAGCTGCTGACCCTGAAGCAATGGTTAAGGCCGATCCATCAGACGATAGATATTCACCGCCTTCATCGTATAAATAAAGTCGCCTATTGTCGGCAAACCGAGCAACCTCATTACCATCATATTGCTGTATAACAAGATCCTTTGAATCTACCAAAGGTTTAAAGATTACATCAGAAGAAGAGTTTGTAATTGACATCAATTCTGTGCCACCATCAGCGTAAACAATACCCTGATCGGCTGTATCAGAATCGAGTGTAATCTTATCTACAGTGTCCAGTGTAATTGCCCCACTGTCACTACTGTCATCTGTTGTCGTTATACTATATACCCCTGCCGAACTAACAGCATGGGTAACATACTCTTGAGCATCGTATTTTAAGACTAATGGAGCAGTGGTATTAGTGATACTTACCGCACCAGTAAATGTAGCCCCTGACAACGCTGCATAATCAGAAGTGGCCGCTACAGCCATTGTTCCAAGTCCTAATGACGTTCTTGCGGTAGCTCCGCTTTCAGCTACCCAACCACTTGAAGAGCCAACTATAAAGTTTCCATCTGAACTTGATAGACCTGCAATAGCTGTTAGGTCAGCATCTAATGCTTGATACAATGACCCTAATGCGGTTCCTCCTAAAGTAATTGCATCTGCTTCAAGCGTTCCGTCCACATCTACATTTCCACCAATATCTAACGAGTCTGCTGATATTTCTCCAACGAATGCCAGCTCCCAACTGGTCGCCGTTGCGTGTGGAGTTATCGTGACTCCACTAACAAATGTCCCTTCTGAAGCTATATCATTCCCAAAAGTAAGAACACCACCATTAGCTGCATTAATCTTCCAGTCGTCACCAGCATCTGCACTTGCGTCAGCCGATAGTACTATACCTACACCTGCATCATTAACTCCTGCCTGTATTAAAAGAGAATCATAACCAGCTTCATCATACTCTAGTTTAATATCAGAGTTAGTGCCAAAAATAATCTCTTTGCCGTCCGCTAACGTTAAGCTGTTTAAACCGCTAATATTAGAACTATCATCTATCACTACAGCACTATTTGCTTGTATTGTAGTTCCGCCTGTTCCATTAGCAGTTATTATAACATTGTCTGTTGATCCTGTGCTTCCACCTATTGTACCTTCTGATACAGATGTCCATGATAATGTTCCGCTTCCATTAGTTTTTAATACTTGGTCCGCACTACCATCACTAGAGGGTAATACCCAAGCGGCACTGCCTGATGCAATCGTCAGATTTGATCCGTCTGAACTAAGATATTCTCCACCTTCATCATAGAGGTATAGCCGTCTATTATCAGCAAATCGTGCGACTTCGTTGCCGTCATACTGTTGGATCACTATATCCTTTGCATCAACTAAAGGCTTGAATATCACATCACTGGAACTATTGCTGATACGAAGTAGATTTGTTCCACCATCCGCATACACTATACCTTCTGTAGCCGTGTCTGAGTCAAGTGTAATAGAGTCTACTGTATCTAGTGTAATAGCACCACTATCGCTACTATCATCAGTAGTGGTAATGCTATAAACACCAGCTGAACTTACCGCATGAGTAACATATTCTCCCGAATCATAACTAAGAACAAGATTTGAGTCACTAAGAGTAAGGACTTCTTTTGCTGATCCGCTAGAATAGACAGAAAAAGAAAACTTTGAATCTTCTGTTCCATCTGTAACGTCAGTAGCTATAACATCTAAATAGCCCATGTCATGCACAGTTCCTGCACTGTTTCTAACTTGAAAAGCCGCTCTCGTTCCATCGTTATCAGAAGTCGTATCATCTGTCGGATCAAGGGCAAAATTAACAGCTAAATTAGCACCTGAAGCTGTACTTGTGGACGTAAAACTTTTTGTTCCTGTTATAATTTGTGATGTACTTTTACCCACAATTCCATCTGTAGCAGTAAGATTAACATTAGCTTCATTTATACTTGTACTTTCAATAAATGAAATAATATTGTTAATCCAATCTCGTACCTGTTCTGCCTCTATGTCATCACCTGGATTCGGTAGTGACGTAGCTGGTCTTGTTATTGTCGCCATTCTGTTCTCCTAATTAAGCGTCAAGGGGAATATATTCAACAAAATACCCCTCAATACTTGAGGGACTACTACTTTCCCACTCTGGTGCAATAGTCTCACAAACACGATTTACAAAAACATCAGCCCTTAACGCTCCTGCACCAGGCCACTTAAGACCAGCATTCCAGTTAAGTCCTGAGTCCCATGTTATACCCGTACCAAGTCTTACTTCTTCTTGATAAAAACTATCTCTTCCTTCGTTTATATTAGCTCTAAATGTTACAACTTGTTGTCCTGCTCTTTTTCGGTATAATGTAGTAACATTAAGTATATGTTTAGATCGGCCAGGCAAACCAAGATCATTAGGACTCATCTTAATACGCCATGTATAGTTCGTTCCATTATCATCATTTATAGCGCTTGAATTACCTTTATACAAAGCACCATCAGCACCACCAAACCAATCTTGTATCACACCATCACTATTAGTAAAAGTACTCGCAGTGTTCATAGTGTTAGATGGGATATCTAACCATGTATCATTTGTTTCCCAATCCCAAACAAGCACTTGATCAAACCCTACCCCACTTGACGCATGTTTAACCATAAAACGAACTTGTCGATCTCTTTCCCGAACAAAAGCTTGAGCATGTTGTAATCGACTTTGATTCAAAGCAAAGAAATCTTTTGTGTCATCACTATTCATAATTTGATAACTATTATCAGGCATAATAGCAAATATACCCTCTTTAGCTATTCCACAAATAAACTCAGGACGAGCGACAATAGAATGCTTTGCTACAGGTGTAAACCCTCGTATTTCTTGTGAGTCAACAAAACTCATCATCCCAATATCACCTGTATGTAAATATCCTACATGCACCCCTAAATTAGTAAAAGAATAAAAATTATTCCAGTTACTAATGGAGCGTATAATATCACCAAACCCTATATTCCACCTGTGATTACCTTGCCATGAAGTAATATCAATTTCATGTGTTTGTCTGTTTGATTGACACCAAACAAGCTGTGATCCTTTAAACACTCCACCTTCCGTAATGCCAGAAGCAATTAAAGTATTTCGGTGCATAGCTATACTAGCACACTTCGTAAAAGGCATTCCAGTTAAGTCCGTAGTATTACTTGATGTACTTCCTGTCCAAGTTCTTACTTGATCTTTACTATTGTTAATTAATAACTTATCAGCATTAGAAACAAAAGTAAATTGAACTCTATCATCCTCGTCCCCAGTAAGATCAGATCCTGTTATATTACTTCTAGTTGTTCCATCATCATTATAAATCTTTGTTGGTGTTACTACTACATAACGAGTATCGCCAGACCTAAATTTAACTTCATGTAGCCCAACAGGATTGTTTTCTACCTGAGACGACGAATAAAGTTCGTAGCCATATCTACTATGAGCAACACCGCGTTCTGAAATATCAATATTACGCATTATTTCAGCGTGTTCAGGTGTAAGCCGTTCATCAGGGTAAAACCATCTTGATCGCTGTCCTTTTATCCTAAAAATAGGACTAGTGGTTGCTTGACTTGATATTCTTACATTTTGATTTATTAGATTACTTGCAGTTGCCATTTATCGCCCCTATGAAGCTAATCCAAAGTCAACACCTTTTACTAAGGGACGACCTGGACGTTGACGATAACCAGGTGCTGATTGCACATTAGTAAAAACATGAATAGCAGCTGGGGCTGAAGTAGCTCTACCTGAAAATTCATCAAGACGTTGAGAAAAAGTTAATCTATGCGCACCCGCAGTATCTGATTTTCCCCACGCAGCTAATAAATCTTGTGTAACACCAAAAATTAATAAATCATGAAATTGTTCATCAAACTTAGGCCAATCATAATCATTTACTAAAGGAGGCACACGCATTTCAGCGCGAACATTATAAGTAATTGAAGTTCCTGGAATTGGGTTAAACTCTATTGTAACATAATTAGGACTGTCATACATAATAGGAATATAAGCAATCTGATTACCTGCATTATCTTTAACTGTTATATCACCAGAAAATTCCTGATTACTCAATGGAGCTTTAACAATTCTTTCAACACCTAAAGCAGAACTATAACTATGAGAAGAAGCTACATTAGATGTACCATTCATTTGAATAAGTTCAGTTACTAAATCACCGTTATTATTAAACCCTTCAACCCTTAAATTGTAATTAGAACCACTATCAGAAGTACTACTACTAACAACAGTAAGAGTACCATTTGTAGAAGGATACTTTTGCGTTCCTCTTGTCTCTGCTACAAAGAACTCATAAGGAGTCCCCGTGTCAGTGGAACCTGCTTCTCTACGATCAAAACTCCGTGCAGACGTTTCTTGTAACATACGCGGAGTTGTAGGATCTTCTATGTTTTTAATTTTACGAACACCCAAAGGCATACCAAGTGTGGCTTGGTTCTGCACACTAGCAACCGTAAAAACACGATCTTCATATGGAGTGTCTACCACCTCTAATACGCGGAAGTAAACAGTATTTATCATTCTTTTTATTAATGTTTCAGCTTGTCCTCCAGTTCCTTGTCCAGCAAAAGCAAGTATTTCTTCTACTATCTTTTTATAATACAAGGCTAGGTTCCTTTCTTACCCCCGCCAGCTTGCTCAATTCCCATGTTAAGTAAATCTTGTGCATCAGGTGATAATGGCTGACCGCTTTGTTGTGCCATTCCCATTTTAAACATCTCAGCAAAAGCTTTAAACATATCTGATTGACTTTCTATTCTTTTCTTATCTTCACTTTTTAGCATGTTAGCTCTTGCTTCAGGCCCATTAGTTTTCTTAACATATGCTACACGGAATTGCCACTCTTGAAAAGTGGGAACTTGCTCATCGGGATTAGCGTCTATGTAAGCATCTACTTCTTCCATACTCATTGGAGCTCTTCCGCCCATAATACCTACTATACGACCTAATGTTCCTTTAAGTCCTATAATAAGACCATCATCAATAGATACAGGGCGTGGATCACCATCTATTCCCATAACTGTAAGTCTTGGTTGCCTTCTTGTTCCTGAAGCTAAATCGGTGGTTACTTCCTTCATCCATTCACCTTCAGGTTGCCAATCAGCCCTATCTTTATTTGTACTAATATAGGACGTAAAGACAACTTCTCCTTCTTGTTCTTTTGACAGAATAAGAGGTACTCCAGCTTCTAAATCTCTTTCTTCTACTCCTAATTTTTCTTCTTTTTCTACGTCAATTAAAACTGGCATACCAGCCCTTCCTTTCTCAGCCGTACATGACTGAATCGTAATGATCTTCGGGCTCTTCAACATCCTCTTCTTCGCCCTTAGACTTCATGTTTAACTTCTTTTCTATCGCATCCAGTCGACAGATTATCTGCTCTAATTGCCCCATACCTTTATGCTTCTCAGGCCCCAAATCAGAGCTTCCTCCACTACTAAGAACTATCTCTAGACCCTCACTCATATGTGGTTTCATTGTATTGTAAATCCTGTAGCGTTAATTTGGCAATCAGCGCTGCTAGAAGCTATAACTGCTGTGACAGCTGCATCTCTACTTGCCACCCATCCATTAGGATTAGTAAAACTAAACGAAATACCTTCTACTGATACATCTATCTTCCATTCAGCTAACACCGTAGATCCATCTTTCAACTGTATAGTACTGTCAGCGTCTACATGACCACTCACATGATCTGTAACAATTACTTTACTAGAAACAGCCGACTTAGTAGCTGTCGCACCAGAATCTGTTCCAGCTGCAGTAGCACTCCATCTACCATTAAGAGCAACACTATCCATAACTCACCTCTTTCAAAGTATCTTCACTGACCCATTTTTTTATTGTTTCTATCATAAACTTAATTCGATCATTATAAGTGTGCATTTCTCGTACTTTTATATGACCATTCTTTGCTATTTCTTCACGTTCCATAGGATGTTTTAAAGCCCAATCAATCTTCTCAACAGCTTCTTCGGGACTTGTATATCCTAAGAAATCTTCACCTTCTTTAAATCCTAAACTTTCAATACCGACAACATCAGTGTTTGTAACAAGACAGGTTCCATAACTAAGACATTCAAAAAACCGCATGTTTAAATCGTCACGAATAGAAATATTAAATCCCACTCTACCTCTTGCATAACGAACAGCGGCATCCACCATAAAACTACCAAAAGATAACCAACTATTAGAGAAAGCAGAAAAAACTTTATCTAAGTATTCTATTCGATCATTACCAACTTGCTCACCATCAATAATATGACCACGATTTAAAAATCCAACAAAAACTACATCGTGTCTTTTATTAACTCCCCATTGTCCAATTTGTTCTTCTGGTAGTCTAGCAAGTTCTCCGGCAGTAAGATCAACACTTGGTGTGCAAGCAAGAGGAAGCCAATGAACATTATCAACTCCATCATTCTTCATCTTATCTACAGCTGGAAGTTGAGCAACAAAAACAACATCAAATTTCTTTGCCCACTCTAATCTTGTATCATAACCTAAGTGCGTATCAACAAGATAACAACACTTTGGCGCATCGCCTTTAGGAAGTTCCATAGGGATGTCATCTCTACCGTCATCCACAAACAGCCAAAAATCATGCTCTCCATAGTCAACCTCATCGTGAAAAGGTCTAGTGTACCGCTTCATACCTGTGTCAACATAGCCTTCACGAAAGAATGCTTCACTTATTCTTCTTGCTGTCCCATTATTCCTTATTTCAGCGTTATAGAACAATCCAGGTGATTTCATTATGCAGCCACCTTTCTTGCTTCTACTCTTATTGCTCCTGCTTCATCTTCTTCGATATTATCTATTTTAAACCCACAAGTTTCAATTAAGTTCTGGAGTGCGTCTTTATTAAAAGCATGAACATGAGTATAATCAATAAGCATAGTAGAAAGCCTATCGTGATTGGGAACAGACAAAAACAACATTCCATCCTCTCTTAATAATCTAAACCATTCTTTCATAGTACGCAAGACATCTATTGTGTGTTCTAAAATATGTGTGGCCACGATATAAGATTGACTACCAGCATCAAGAGGTATATCAGCGGCATCTGCAATTAACTCTGCTTTACTGTCTTTTCCTTGCTGTCCTCCCGCATCTCCTGTTGAGTCATTTATATCAACACCTAAAGCTCCCTCTATTTTCTTGTCACCGCACCCTATATTTAAACCTTGTTCTCCATCAAATTTTTTAGTAATTTCTTCTAACCATAAATCTTCGCGTGAACTTTCTAACTTATTAACCATAGACTCAATATTTGCCCAACCCATACGAAAACAATCATACCACGCCTTTACACCATGTTTCTTTATTATGGCATTATTAGTTAATTCTTGATGCCAACTTGAATCCCAATGACCTTCATGTACTCTACTACCTGTCTGTTGTCCAAAGTGATGTAAATAACAACGCTTATCAACACGTAAATCATAACCTGCTTTAGTTAATCTAATGCTTAAATCTAAATCATCACCGCCAGGTAATGTAGGATCTAATCCACCTAAATCTTTTAAAACATTAGTTCGTATGGCCAAGCAAAAACCAATTAATATAGCAGAATTAAAAACAACACTAGTATCCATATACATTAAACTTTGAGCACCAGCAACAAAATTAGAACAGGGGTTAACTGCTCCTACACGACCCTCATTAAAGTTAGAAAGAAGAACACGCCAAAACTCTTGTTGATTAGGAATAAAAACTACGTCATCATTTAACATACAAAAATACTCAGTATCACAATCTTCTAAAGCTAAATTAATAGCTCCCATCCAACCAAGATTTTCTTTAGGTTCTATAACTGTAATAGGTAACTTATTATTAATATTATTACCCATATCTAGTTTAAATTTTACTTCGCCTTTTCCCCCATTATCAACTATAATTACATTTAAAGGATACTCAGTATGCTTAAATAAACTTTTAATGCACCATTCTAATTGTTGTAAGTTATTCCACGTTGGAATTGCCACAGTTAACAAAGGTTTCATTATAACACCTTTGTTTCACTAGGAGACATTAAATCTTTATACTCATCAGGTATGGTTTCACGATAATGCCAATAAGCATCTTCATGAGCCCATCTTGGCGCATGTTCTTTATGTTCAGTTTTTACTCTTGTGTCAACATACCTTTCAATTCCATACTGAGAACAGCGATAACAAAAATACCAATCTTCGCCACATCCTGTACTCATAAACCATGGCTTAGGAATTTCTTTAAACACATTCATGTTATAAAGAACACAAGCTCCCCCCATAGATAATTGACCGCCTATATCATCACTACCTACAAGTTGATCTTTAGGGTAGTCAAATATAATATCCGAGTTATCAATCATCATAGTATTATTATTTGGGTCTATTTTCTTTTTAACACTAAAAATAACAGGGTAAATAGGGTGTCTAGCTGTAAACGCTAACGCACCAACTACGGGAACTTGATTTCTAAGTAAAGAAAGAAACGCAGATTGTTTGAACTTCATATCTGCATCCCACCAGAATAGATAATCAGCTCCCCACTCTAGTGCCACATCTACAATCATTTCTCTGGCTTTTCCCACAAGACTACACCTGCTATAGTCAACAAGAGCTATCTCAAGACGCCCTAGTAAGTCATAATCTTCTTCTGTAGGGTTCCCCGCCTCATCACCTGACTCATCTAACATAGGAAGTTTATCTCTTAATCCTAACCATGTATCACGAGGCATAGAATCACGCATTATAGTTCTTTCACGCAACGCACCAAAGTACATCATCATATCCATATACAATGGGCCTGTATCCGCATCAGGCCCATCATACCACGGTAAGCCTATTACTAATTTCACTCAGCCCTGCCTTCCATTTTATCACGCAACCATTCACCGAAAGTTCTTCGGCTAATTAGCCCCAATTTTAACTGTAAAAACTCAAAAACACTACCTTGCTCTAACGGCTTCATCACATGCCCTAAGTGATGCTTTTTTATTTTATCTGAAGCCTTTAACCAATAAATTCTACCACAATCACAACGAACCAGATAATCCCCCGCCTCTTTGGGATCAACTGGTTTTAAAAAATTATAAATCCAATTCATTATCAGCCCTTCATCTTATTGCGAGGAAGCAGATTTCTCTGCCTCCCCACTGTGATACAACATGAAACAAAGTTACAAACCACGAATAAATACGTGATCGGAATAACTAGCAGCTGCTCCTTGAGCGGCTTTGTGCTGAGCTTCACCGATTGTACTTAATGCAATAACAGCGGCAACACCACTATTTGCGACATTAGTACTAGTTAATCCAACACTAGCAGCATTAAAAGGGACAAAACCACACATACCAACACCTGGATTAACAGTTTTTGCTAGCCCAGTTGCGGCAACAAGTACAGACTCATGATAACCATAAACCTGCAAAACACCTGTTTCAGCCCCATCAGGAATATCCTCATAAGCTAAACCAATAAAACCACCACCTCCGTCACCGGCCACAGTGGTGTCTGAAATCAACCCGCCTGCATTTGTCGCAACACTAGCAGTTGATTTTGTGTTGGCGTACTTAAAGACCGGCCAGTGTGTAGTTAGCGTATGTCCAGTTAAGTTAGACACAGCTACCCACGCACGTTCCGTATCCGAACGATTTACTGTTTGCATCCACATAAGTTAATATCTCCTAAACTAAGGTTGCTTCAAAATTCCAAACGTCAGCATTATCACCAGCATGAACCATACGAACTGATCCATTAGCAGTATCTTCTGTTCCGTTATTGGAATTAAGTGTTATTTCTGGACTCTCTTGTCCATCCGAATTTATTGCCCAAAAGCTAAGTATACGGCTTTTGGTATCTGCCAAAGCTATCGTCTCACCAGTTGCAGTGCATGTTGCAGTACCTGTTAGCACAAGACGATTACCCATACGGCCTTCAGAGGTAATTGCTGTAACTCCCATATCTACCCCCTATGTCAAACCAGTTAATTTGCCCAAACCAGCACGTAGGTTAGTAGCCATGTTACCTTGAAACAGAATCGGAGCCAAGAACGAATCTTGGTTTACTGGACTCTGCATACCATCAGGTCCCATGCTAAAGTACGCATCCTTATGAACAAAAATCATGATGTGCTTACTGTTGAGAACATACAAGGTTCCAGAAGGACACTTGCCTTCCCAAAAGATACCAGCACCACGGAAACGAGGCTTAATACTAAGATCGCCTTCTCCACCTGGTGTATAACGAATTGCAGGCACGATCAACGCTTCAAGAGTCTCAGCCATTGTCTGAGTCGTAAAGATAGCGTCTGGATCACCTTCTACACCTGAAATCTCAGTACAATCATTAAACAGTGTACGGAGGTTAGGTAGAAGATTAGCCGCTGCATTACCAACACCAGTAATAACATTGTTACGCCATTTGTCGTTATTACCAAAGTTAATATCTGCATACGTACCAGAAGTGTTCGTTGTGGCAACCATTGCTTCCAAGCCTGTAATCTGCTTAGAACCGTTTGCCGTTCCATCACTGAAAGCATCAGTGGCCAAGTTATCAGCCAATGTCGCTTCTGCTTGGAACAAACGATCTTTAGCGAGATCACGAATACGGCTTTCGCCTTGATTACTACGTTTCTCGATACCAGAAATTACGACAGTCGTAGCCGCTTGCTTCCAATCAAAGAAAGCATTCGTCTGTCCATCATAACCTGAAGGATCAAGAGTTTCATATCCTGAGTAACGCTTAAAGTTACCAGAACCTTCATACATTACAGGCAGTTTAATTCTTTCACCACCAGTTAACTTCTTAATACGACTTCCTTCATTAAGCCACTTCCAAAAAGGACTACGTTTGTGTACTTGGTCACGGAGCATTCCGCTATCCAAATAATTCATAACAGTGGAGCTAAGTAAACCACCCCATGTTATACTCGGACTTGCATCTTTAATTCCCATTACAATCTCTCAAGAAAATGAGGCTCACGCCTCTTGTTATTATTGTCCAGTAAGCTGTCGCTTACCTAGTGCCCAAGCTCGTTCGAATACATCTTCAGCGGAATCATTTCTCTCAGGGTTGTAAATCCGTACTCTTGGATTTCCTCCCCTTGAACTTCTTCTAACGGTCGCACTTGGTGATGGTCTTTGTGTTTGCTGACGTTGTGGTTGCCCTTGTCTTTGTTGTTGAACTGGGGCTTGAGCTCCAAACTCCAGTTTATACAAATCAAGAGGTGTTATACCATTCGCTGGGTCTTGTAATTGAGCAAGTCTATTACGTAACCGTTCCTGAACTTCAGGATGAATATTGATATTACCATTTTCGTCACGTTCTCCAAATTGATCACCAAACTGTTCGTAAGCATCTACCAAGTTTTGTTGGATGTTGGCCCTTGACGCTTGTCGTTGGACTCTTTCCTGCAACTCTTGACGCGGGAGATAACCTAAATGGTCAGCCATAGCTCTAAACATTTCTAAATGCTCATCAGAAACTCCATCAGGTAAACCAGGCTGTTCTGCCTGACTTTCATCCTGACCTTGTGGCGCTTGGCCTTCTTCCCGTTGGTTTAACATTTGCTCACGTAAACCAAGAACTTCTCCTTTTAACTGATTCCACTCATTGATGTTCTGGTGCATTTGACGTTGCATACCAGACATGATTCTAGCAGCCTCAGGGTCACTCGTACGTAACCGTGCAAGCACTTCATCAGTGCCTTCTCTTCGCGCCTGTGAAACTGGTGCATCAGGCGCTTCTTCTTCTACTACTTCCAGACCATCTAAGACACCTTCATCATTGGCATCTCCCCATTCAGCAGCTTCCTCAGCAACAAATGCCCTAAAATCTTCCTGCGAAGCTACATCACCAGCTCCTGCATCGCCCATATTTCCAGCCACTTCTGACATACTAATATCCTCCGCAAAATTGTAGGAGGCTCTTTTTATGTAGCCTCATTATTTAAGACCTTCCCCTGCATTTGGAAGATCATCTATCTTGTGAGTACCTGTAATCTCACCTTTGTCATTCATCGTAGTAACTTCTGCATCACTCTTTGATTTTGGTGGCTTCCAAACTTTGCCCTTTGGTTTCTGTTTCCCAATTAAGTTTGGCATCTTTGAATCGAAATTCCTGCCACCATGAACGGGATCCCCAGCCTCTATAACGCCCTGCTGTTCCATTATAGCTTTTTTGTGACGCTTACTGTAAACATCACTATTTAATCCCTCATCAAAGTATTCCTCAAAAGTCTCTGCCGTGAAACGCTCAGGTACTCTTTTCATCTTATTGCCACAATGACAACTTGTGGCTTTATTCCTTTCCTCAACTGTCCGAAGAAAGTCTTGTTTCTTTTCACAGCTACTACATACAAATGAATATACTGGCACTATCTTATCCTTTCATTAGGATTTTCCCACAGTTCCGGATACTTACGCCTTGCTTTCATTTCATCCGACTCTTCTTCTAATACGGCACGTAACGGATTCTTATCCCCAACTCTTTTACCTGTAGGATCAGTGGCTTTTGATAATGCTTTTCTTTTTTGTAATATATCATAAAGTTCTTCATATTCATCAGTGCCTACAGCAGGAGGATACATAGTTCCCGCAGCTTCATCTTTAAATAGTTTCGCTAATAAATCATCAAACATATCAGCTTGCTTCCAATTCTTAGGAGCTATTTTTGGCCCACCTAGCATAGACAAAAGAACTTCTGTTTCTATATCTTCACCTTTTGTAGGTAACGATTCTCCAGCCATAGACAAAAGTTCTCCTGTGCCTATTGAAGAAAGAAGCTCAGGCGGAACATTCAAACCTGCATCTTCATACTGTGCTATAAGATCTTCTGCTATTTCTTGTCGTTCTTCTTCACTGGGAATATATCCTTTAGCTTTTTCGATATATTTTCCTATTTCATCCATTATACCCAAAGTCTCACTTCTCGGCCACGGTGTTCCTCGCCTTGAATCATAAAGCGGTTCTTCGCCTGCAAAGAGTTTTTCTTCTTTTTCTTTAGGCGGTGACGGTAACTTATTCTTTTGTCTGGTTCTTGTAGCGTCTTGTCTTGTTTGACTTTTTGCCATTTTATTTTTTCCTTCTTGGGTCAGTAGGAGAATAATCAAGAAGCCTACCTACGTTTGGGCTATACCAATCTTCTTGGTACATTGGAGTTTCTTCTTCTCGTTGATCCGCACTTAATAGACCTCTACTTTTTTCCGCTTTATCTCGTCTGGGATTAGCATACTCACCTTCCCAATCACCTCCCGTATATTCATTTATCTTTTCTGATAATATCGAAAGAAGCTGATAGATAGTACCTGGAACATTCATGTAATGGCCAGACCAGTCTTCAAAGTTCGTATTTAAACTTGGACGCTCATCCCATGAAGGATTATACTTTAATCTATCTTTCTCTCGAGCTTTCATTTTATTTAACTTATAAGGATTAGCAAAGTGTTCAACACCCTCTTCATCAATCCCAACCGACATAATGTAATTTGCTAATTTTTTACGGACTTCAGGAGAAGCAAAATCTGCACTGGGTTGATCAGCCTCCAAATCTCCAGCTAAAAATTCAGCTAAAATACCTTCAGGGTCTATCGAACCTCCACTTCTGATTTGCTCCCCATAATCATAACGGGGACCATACTCATCAAAGTCACCTAAAGCTTCCTCGTCTAAAGGATTAAATTCACCTAAGTCAAAATCCATAGTAGGGGAAGGTCTATTAAGACTACTTTTTCCTGCTCCACGCTGTCCGTACATGCGAACATTATCTCGCATTTTTGATCTTTGTCGCTCTTTATCTTCTTTTCTTTTTGCCATTACTAGTCCTTTTCTTTTTCTGCGCGTTGTAGTTGATAACGAGCAACAGCATCTAAAATCCTATCACGATCCCGACCAGCGTTACCAAAAAAGAGATTAGAAGCACCCTCATCATAAAATAACTGATCTTCATCAGTAAACGTAGTATCCCCCGCAGCTAATAACTCTTCTTTTCGTTGTTCTATTTCAGCCGTTAAGTTAGGCACTTTTTCTCGCTCTTCTGCCTTTAAGCTATCTAATTCAGAACTGCCGAAACCACTTTCAAGAATTTCTTCAAACCAGTTCATTTTGTTTTCCTCACTTTAACCTTGACTTTATGTTTAGGCTTAGTTTTCTTTCTTTTTGGCTTACGTTTAGCAAGAGCCACATTAGTTGTACCTGTTAACCCTCCCCACGTAATATTAGGTGTTGCGTTACTCATTAATAGCTCCATATCGTAGGACGTGGAACATGAAAATCATCTTCGCTTGTTATGTTATCTATATGTAAAAACCGCCCATCACCCTTTTGCTTAATGCCTATACCTGTAAAGTTAAGACTTAACGCTAGAGATAAAACATCATAAGCCAACTCACGGTCACAAGCAATATCAACTGCTTTTCCTGTCGTGTGAGCACCGCCTGGCTTCCCTCCTTTTATTTTAGCTGCTTCTATATGGTGTGTAACATCCCGATATCCAGATGTTATAGTTAAGGGTTTACCTAACTTACTACGCAACAACTGTAACTTATCCATAAAACCTTCATCAACAAAACAAATGCCTGTTTCCTTGCATTTCATTTCATTAACACTAAAATTAGGCCAACGATCTTTAGGCCAATCACTTGGATTACTAAATGTTCCCATAACTATGTTTCACCCTGCAATAAAGTTAAGAAGCCTCAGCTTCACCAGCTTGACCACCTTCATTAGCTGTATTACGATTAAATGCTGATGGATCTATTGGCCCTATTCCTGTGTCAGCTGTTTGTCCCGCTAAAATAGCATCTTGGGCAGCAGCTGCTGTAGGATCAGTAAACTCAGGAGCACGACCTTGTTGTGTTCTAATTGGTTGTTGAGGTAAACCTTCTTGTCCTGCTTGTTCTGGCGCCATTCCCGGTTGCATGGCCGCTTGCTGTTGTTGTATTTGATCAGCTTTTTGTGCGCCTTGTTGTCTCAGCATATTACTAGAGTACTCTAACATAGGTAATAGCTCTTCAACCGTTTCTTCGCTAAATCCTCGAACAAGAACACGTCTAGCAAGTTCTGGAATGTTTGCTGGAAGTCCAAAAGACTCAACAAGAAGTGGTGTCATACCTGAGAACAGATTTAACAAGTCCATCAACTGTTTTCTCTCTACATTAATAGCTGCCGCATGACTCGTAACATCCATTGTTGTCCAGTACTCACCTCTTGCCATTTCAGCTGTTATTTCAACAAAACTAGCTGCACTACGGTCAATAAAGAAAAGTTGATCTGGTAAGTACTGTAAATCCATTTGCAACATTTTACGAGCTTTACGAACTTGAAATTCACTAAGCAACGCACTACGCCTATTCTCACGACTGGTATTACGCCTTTCAAATATACTAGCTTCTGTAGCTGTTTCTGTTGAGGGCATAGCAACTGGCTGTGGCGTTCCTACAGACCTATCAAACATTTGCTGTAGAAGCGACATCATTTCATTTTTCTCGTTTGGAACCTGTTGAAACGGCATAGGAAGTATAGCATTACTTGCTCCACGCTCTGCAAGACCGGGAACTTCTATAACACTACCATCAGGCGCATCTAACATATCAGCTATAATAGTCTTATTAATTCCTAACTTCGGATCAACAAGCCACACATTCTTTTGCTTCCTTATAGTAGAAAGGAAGGAATCAAGAATTTCATTAATAAGCGCTTGTACTGTATCGCCTCCACCAAGAAGAAGCGTAGGAAGATGGTACCAACTATTTATACCCGCATGATAAGAAACTATCTCAACAGGATAATCATCTATACGATCATAAGGCCATTCTTCTTCCTCTTGTATAAACACATCAGAACCTTCTACAATCGTCACTAAAATATTCCTAAACTTACCTGGTGCTATAGGAAAATTCCTCGCCCAAATCTCCCAACCACGCACTACATCAAAACCATCTTCTACTTCTTCTCCCTCATCATACTGAGGAGCATCTTCGTATCGTGTAGGCTCAATTTGATCTGTGTTTTTATAGCCTGGATTAGCTTGTACTTCAGCTAAGGGAAGTTCCCAACCAAAAGCTATCCAACGAGCATCATTAGGACCTTCCTCAGAAAACGGATCAGTCAAGAACATATCGGGACGCCATCTTACTGCATACGGAGCGCCTCTACGAATATTACTATTAGCTGCTGGCTCAGGGCGATCAAGATATTGCTTATGTAAAGTTATATGATTATCTAAAGCACTTAATATAGGCGCCCTTTCCGCCTTTGATCTTTTTTCTAATTTAAACTGCGCCATAAGTTCTTTGCGTAGCGCTTTATGACTCTCAATGTGAAACTGATGATCGTTATCGGTTTCCACTCGTAATGGTTGCCCAATAGCCAAGAGAGTGTTTTCTTCTTCTGGATCTTCATCAGCGTCTAATGCTCCCTCCATTTCCGCCACAAATTCATTTTTTAGCTCGTCTGTATCTAAAGTGTAACCTAACTTAACCACCCCATAAGGATTAAGAAAAGCATCTAAGACTATGCGCTCATCTACTCTTAATTGATTAGTTTCACGATAACGATAATTTACAACCTTTTCTACTGCTTGTGCATAACTTAAGCTTTGCGGATCTTCTGCATCAAGCCTTTCAGCAGCGTTTCTGTTTTGTGGATGAACTTTAAAAACTGGAGCACGATCCAACATATTAGCAATAGACTGATCAATCCAGCCGAATATAAGACCGCTCTTAGTTCGTCTAACATGATCTTCATCATAATCTTCACCTTCAGTTGCTTCACGATCTGTAGACGCTTCATTATAATATTGTTTCTGTAATACATCACACGCATCAAATAAAGGTTTAGCTTTCTGCTGACTATAAGCAATCTGATTCTGCCAATAAGCCACTCTATCTTCTTCTAGCTCAGGATACATAATTTACCTGTTCTGAATCCCATTCTTCATCAAGGGGACTCTTTTCGGGGAAAGGAAGAACTATCGCTCCTCTATTCCAAGCACGTCCACGCCTTCTATCTGTATTCATATTACGATAATCATCAAAAGATAATCCTTGAACTTCTAAATTAAAATTACGCTCATCTACAGGATCTAATCCTTTAGCTACGAGCAAATCATCCAGCTTCATACCAATAAGAGCAAAAGCATCCACTTGGTCATCATTCTTCCCATTGGGAAACTTTGTCAACTCATATTGAAAGTCTGCAAGCCAGGGAGCCGCTGAGGGTGCGTGGACATAACCCATCTGCATAGCTCCTGCAATAGAACCAGCACGCTGTGGAGAATCTTTACGCCCACGACCGATAACCGAAACATCCACACAAGATGTCCAAGCTCCAGCTGCTTTACGTGCTTTTGTAAGTATTGGCCCTATGGCCTTTTGCATATGAACTTTCTCGAAAAACCATTGTAAAGGCTCATGCTCAAGCATCATTTCTACACACTGTGAAACACCACCAAGAATATCGACTTGTTTACGGTACACGTCAATGATCCAAATATGACCTTCAGAACACACGCCAAACACCATGTGTACAGTGTAATCTCCACTACCTTCTGTAAGGGCAAAGTCACTAGACCCATAAAGGGTTATGTTTTCCGGCAACTCATTACGGTGATAAAGGCGTAAGTCTTGTGGCTTAAATAAGTCCCCTTCATCTGAGAATGGCTTCTGCTGATGAACAGCCATAAAGATGTTAGGGTTTCTTTTCCTTAGTTGTTCCAACTCATCTTTTGTTCTTCTATTAGGACCATCAGGAAGAAGTGGCTCACCTTCCTTACGACCAAGAGGATCGTCACTTTCAGCTAACGAGGGAACCTTTACAATGTCCCATTCTTCTTCACTTTCCTCATGTAGCTTTTCTATTCTACCGCCCAAGTCATCATCATGCCACCTCTGCATTATAAGGATAACACTTCCAGGCCCATCCTTATAAGAACGTAGACGATTCAAGAGAACACCTGCATACCAATCCCACACCATTCTTCTCTGATTATCACTAAGAGCACTTTCATAACTCTTAAAAGGGTCATCAATTACAGCAATATGACCGTGAAATCCTATGAGTCCACCTCCTACACCTTCAGCTTTATACTCACCCCCTTGATTCGTTTTCCACTCAGCCATAGCCGTAGCATCACTGGCTAACGCGACATCTGGAAATAGCAATGCGTATTTAGGGTGCTGTAAAAAGTTCCTTACATTCCTACCGAAACTCTTCGCAAGAGCCTCATCATAAGAAGTCTCAATAAACTCCATATCGGGATTACGCCCAAAAAACCAACTTGGAAAAAATTCGCTTGAGAGGCGGGACTTACCTATCGCCGGCGGAACAAAAATGGCAAGCCGCCTTAATCTTCCAGCCTCCACGTCCTCAAGTTTACGTGCGATCAACTTATGTATGTCGAAAGGCTCGTAACTGGGATCCATAAACTTACAGTAGTCTATCAGCGATTTCTTCGCAGCTTGCCTACGTGCAAGTTCTTCAGCAGCACCCTTAACGGTAAGCTCAACTTTTTCCCCGTAAGCTTCACTCATCACTAACGGTGCTTTCTGTGGGAGCCGCCTCTGATAGCGCTTCCATAACTAGTTTCTGACTTTCTGGGCTGATATCACTAAACTCTGCTTCTATTGCCTCAGGCCGTTCTGCAGCTTGATTAAGAGCTGCAATCAGTTGATCTGTACTTGCCTCATCTATAGAATGTACTTGCTGACTCTCTATTTCTTTTCTTTCTGTGTAACCACGATCTTTACCGAGTGTCTGTAGAACCTTCCAACTATAAGCAAGATTACCTTCTTCAACTGCCTCAAATACATTATCCTCAGCTGTATCTATAACCTTTTCTCTGGCCTCATTATAGAGGTCACGGAGTCTCGGATTCTTTGCAATGTGATGTCGAACAGCAGCTCCGCTACCAAGGCCGACACGCTGAGCTACTTTGGACAATATGCCCTTGCAGTCTATAATTGCCTCTGCTATATCTGATTCTCTAGCGCGTTCCTGGTCACGGACTGCTGTCTTAACTTCTACGTCTTGCTTTGCTCTTGCACTAATTGCAGGAGCGCTACATCCTATAACTCCAGCCGCTTGTTCTAATGTTCGTGTGCCTGTAAGAGCATTTATAATAATCGAACTATCTATCTCCCTACGTCTACCTTGTCTACCTGCTGGCATATCTTTATCCACTCCTCATAAGTAGGAGATTGTTCTCTCATTTAGGGTACGGAGGGAAGTTCACAATCAGAGTCACGTGCAGGGCTGGATGTTGGGCGTAACTCAATTTGGCCCTCCCTCCGGCCCGTTCCATTAAGAACTTCTGCTGTCTCCGCAATTTTCTTGCTCGTATCAGACCCAAGAAGATCACTAACAACTCCTTGCCTAATAAGGGCGTGAGCTTTCCACAACCCCCGAATACCGCCTCCAGCCTGACTATCTTTAATAACCATATAAAGAAGATAGCAAATTAAAGGATAGTTGTCAAAACATTTCCTTAGACCAACAGAAGATCCATTCTATCCACTTAGGACATTTGAAAAATAGGTGGGAATTTTGAAGGCTCTTTTATCAGCATACTGCGCTGATAAAGGGGGATGCCGACGCGAGGAGGGCAAATTTTTTTTCATTTTCTGTGTTTTTTCTCTTGACATTGGACTAGTACTTTTGTATATTTGTTAGAAGAAAGGAGGATATGACTAGATGTCTACAACAAAGGAAATTTTCAACATGGAACAACAAAACATTTTGACGGAAAATTCTGTCGAAGATTTTAATGTCAGTACTGAAGATTTGACGGATGTTGTAGAAAATCAATTCTTTAGAATTTTGAAGATTCTGTTTAATGACGAAGGTACTTTTTATCTCACACAAAAATGTGATGGGAATGTCTGTAAAACAGAATACATCAATCTACTAGAATTGAATAAAACAGAATTAACGTTGTTGGCAGTATGCGAATTGCGTAGACGTTCTGCAATCGTGTTGCGAGATTCCAAAAACGGAATAACAAGCACACAATTATATAAGGACGCACAGAAAGAGACGCAACAGTACAACGGGAAAGAATTGTCGGAAAAGAAGAAAAGAATTTCTTCGGATTCATTAAGTGCTCGTATGATGGATTTGTTTTTATTGCGTAAATCTGGAGAAATTACAGACGAACAATTTTCCGATCAAGTAGACATTTTACAATTCGAATATGCACCAAAAGACGAATAACATAAACACATAATCAGACATCTAGTCATATCCAAATTTCATATCATACAAACAAAAACACAAAACAAAGAAAAGAAAAATGCAATTAGAACAAGAAAAAATATTCGTTTTTTTGAAAGGTGTCGTCAATTCAAAAGACAATTCCGTTGCATCGTACTTGTCGGAATTGGGGATCACAAATTCAATGGAAAAAGTAGAATACGTTTTTGATCAATTTTTTTCACATAGAAAAGATTTCAAAGAAATAAACGAGTCTTACACAATTCACGAAAAACAAGATATGTGTTTTCAAGTACTAGACAAAACAAAAGAATTTATTCGTTTTATTACTTTATAATAAACGAATAAATTGTCCAGCAATTTGGGGAATGTGCTAGTTTAGGCATTCCCCAAAATTTTTCCAAAAATCCCAAAACTATTTGCGGATCCTATAGCTATTTCAATTTTTCATAGCCATTCTCATTATGAAAAAACTATTCCCAAAATAAAAAAACTATTTCCATCTTTAAACCATTTAAATCATTAGCGGTTCCTACTGCTGAACCGCTTTTCGCATCCCCTAGCGGCTATTATTGACATTGCCTGAAACTGTATTGCAATTTGTAACAAAGTTAGAATAAAACGATAGCCATTTTTATAGTCATAAACTTTTTTATATACCCCCAGCCATTTAGTGGATACTACAACCATTATGTTTTTCCCTCCAGCCTTTTACTAAATCCCCCCAGCCATTAGCCATTTTTAAAACCATAAACTATTTTTTTAATGGAAAACATTTTAATTCACAATAAACTAAACAAATTCTCAGCGGCTGCTAAAGAATCTCTATGTTTTTATGTATAGCATAGCCTATGTGTCCCCTATTCCACGACCTTTCTTGTATATGTGCAACAGAGTTATTAAAAAAAAAAAAAAAAAAAAAAAAAAAAAACAGCTACAATACCAAAATAAACCAATAATCCCTGTCGGCCATACTACCCATAGTCTATGTTATACATAGATCCATAAAGATCCCTTGACAACTACACAAACACACCTTATATTATGTCATAACAATTTCGTCCACCCATTATTTGGAGTATTTCCCTATGCCAAGAACTATTAACATAAATGCACAGAGCCATCTTCCCATCTCCCTGATAGCTCAAGCAGTAGAAACTTTCACAGAAAACAATCAGCCCGTTCCCCGATCCACATCCAGCCTAATCAGAACAATCTTGGAACTATGGGTAGACCATTGTGGAATTCCACAAATAGCCTCACAAGAAGAAGCGCTAGATATCTGTTCACAGGTTGGCATCGCCCGTCCCGAAAGGCTCGTCATCTCCTCACAAAAAGAGCTATCCTCCCGTGATTTTCAAAAGTCTGTCCCACAAAAAAGTTCCCAATCCGCAGAAGAGCTGGAAGATGCCCTCATTAAAGCCTTAGAAAAATCGACATAGTATTGTTATAACCATGTCGATTTTTGTTGCATAGTTGCAGGGATTGATTATCTTTATATATAAGAAGAATATTAATAGCCTGTAACAAAAGAAAGGAGGTTTTAAAATGTCAAATCCAGACCAATTCAGAAGAATGGCAGAGGTTGCGCATCTATGCGAAGAGTTCCTTTCGTTGGAAAATATACCTTATGCCGGCGGACATGCTATAGATGATCTTTATGGCTTTGTTGATATGTTATTACAGTCTGTCAATACAGATTTAGATAGCGATTATCACATGCTAAATATGATCTATGACACGCCAAAAGGAGAGAAAAGAAGTTTAAATAATTTCATTTCTCAGGTTCTCGTCTTGTTTATCTGCTTACCTGTATCAACGAAAAAAGATTTAGGGTCGCTTATAAATAGAATAGTTAGTTCACATATTCTTATAAGCGAACAGGGAGATAAGTACGAACGGAATCAAAAAAGGTGGGAAGAAAATAACTAGTTCACATAGGGGGATCGCTATCATAGGATCCTCCCTTTACTATAATAAGGGGATTAACCCAATGGCAAAATTTCAAAAGGTTGAAGAAATTTTAAAAGCGGATCTCGGCAGAGACCTACAAGAATGTGCAGAAGAAGGTATGTTCGGTATGGATCACCATGTTGGGATTTGCACCAATGATTGTGGTTATTACATCGAAGGTGTAGAACCTGATGCAGAAGGTTATACATGTGAAGATTGTGGTACACAAACAGTTATATCAGATGTATACGCTTTATTTCACCTGTCATAGTTTTAAATGGGGAGAGGCTAAATGTCTTTCCCCATTTTACTATCACAAAGAGATTAAGTATGAAAACAATTAAAAAAGTTTATGTTGCAGAAAAAGACCTTTCTTACAAAGAAGGTAAATTCAATCCCGCCAATGGAAATTTTATGATAACCTGCCCTTGTTGCCAAAAGATCGTCCCAATGGCTGAACAATCAAGGAAAAAAGGTTTGATTCTTGATGGCACTCAAAAGATAATGGTTATGCACTGGGACAAAGGTTATCGTACCAAAAAACATAAATGTCCCCATGGTAACCAATGTTCAGCAAGTAAGTTTAATCGTTTTAATAGTCAAAGTAGATCAGGAAAAAGGGCTAGCAGTATTTTAATTAGCTGTCACGAATGTAAAAACTTAGAAAGGAAATAAGATGGCTTCAATAGAAGAAATAAGAACTAAAAGAAAACAAGATAAAGAAGTTATGATAAGAATCATGAGGGCTTGTACTGTTTTAATGACTAGTATGAACATCTCGGCCCAAGAATTAAAATGGGAACGAGGAAAAAGCAAAAAAGTTTATGATGACATGCTTGAAACTTTAATTCTTAAAATAGCTGAATGCTACAGAGAACTAGAAAAGATAAAAATCGAAACTCAATCATACAAAGATAACTATGATAAAAGAGGCCCATTGCCGGAAAAACTAACAGAAGATCAATTAGTTTCTGAAATGTTTTTAACTAAAGATGATGATGAAGTTTATTTAATGGAATGCTCACCAGAAGAATTTACTAATCATATGATGGATAAACTATCAGACGCCCAACAAGGAGGCTAGAAAGATTGTGGATGCCTGTGTTGCAAATCGTAACACAGTTTAAAAATAATACTTGACAACTATTTGATTCCTTCGTATATTTATATATAGAGATTGATAATCTAGCCTATAACAAAGGAGATAGTTTAATGGCAGATAGACAGTACGTAGGAGGAAATGAGCAGGACATGGATGATGCGGCCAGAATAATTTATTCCGACCAATTCCTCCGTGAAATGGTTAAATTCATCAACGTAAACCTTATTCATCTTAAAGATTGGAGGTTACAGAATCAACATCAAGAAGCGTATTTAGATCAAGGACTAGATTCCCTAGTTCGAACAAAGGTTGTAGAATTTAATAACCAAATCGAGATCATTATCGCTATATTAGAATCTAGCGGGAATGATTACATTGAAGTTTCAAACGTATTAAAAGAGTAAGAGGGGCATAAATGCAAACTCTAAAAGAAGATGAACGCGAGCCTGAGGAAAAAAGATCCTGCCTTGTGAGAACAAGATATGGTGATTATTACAAAAAGGTTCCGCGTAAATATGTAGCTGATCCTGATGTAAAAATAGCAAGACAACAACGACAAGCGAAAAAAGCAGAGGCTTTTGCATTGTTGTCAAAAAGTATCAGGAAAGAACTAGATATTACGCAGAAAGAACTGGGAGCATTATTAAGAGTATCAAAGGCAACAGTTTCAAATTGGGAGAAAAAAGTATTTGTCCCTCAATTTGCCTCGCAAGAGGCGTTGCACCATATTAACACGCAACGAGATAGTAACGGAAAAATATATCTAACCGAAAAAATGTTTGAACTTTTAGAAGAGGCAAACGCTCCAAGATTACCTCGAACCTTAAAAAGTAGAGACATTAACAAAATCCCACGAAAACGCACCAGAAAAATATTAACAGTAGATAATTTGTTTTATGCTACAATAACATCTATTGTTGGTTATGTTGCGTATCACGTGCTAATAATGCACAAATAAGTTATGAGTAAAATAATAGATTTAAATTGCGAAATTACTCTTCGCGTAACCTATAATAAGGGAGAGGAGGAGTTGGGGAACATACATTCCCCAGCTACCCTCTCGCCTGTAGACATAGAAAAAGTTGAAATTGTTTATGAACCATGGCAATTAGCTAGTCGTTTATTGGTCATACAAAAAACTACTGATTCTATAGACAAAGCTACATCAGATGATTTATTACTAAAAGAATATATTGAAAACTTAATAGAAAAAAAGGAAACTAAATGAGAACGCCAAAATGGACAAAGAAAGACTTCGAATTTCTAGCTGATACATTGGTAGAATGGTTTAATTCTGAACTAGACTTAAACGACAGTAAAGATGTAACTACATACGAAAGTTTAATTCATATTGTTAGCTTTAATTTAAATCGAACAAACTCACAATATGATGCAGATAAGTTTCTTGATAGGTGCAGGACTTTGGGGCAACAACAATGACAACTTGGAAAGAAATACAAAAAGACTTAAGCAAAGAGATGAACAAAAACTTTCTTACACGAGAAGAAGGTATGGAAATATTAAAGGCTTTAGAAAGTTTAACAGAGTGGAATAAATCACAACAAAAACTTGTTGTTAAAATGCATGATGCTATAGAAAAACTAGAAGAAAGGCTGGAAAAATAAGATGACCAAAGAAATAAAAGATGAGCAAATATTAACATGTTTTATGCCTAATCACAGAGATTATAATGAGCCAGTATGGGATAACTACGAAACAATTCTAAGGCTTATTAAACCTAACAAAGAGCATACGGATTACTTATTCAAGGCTGGACACGATCCTTCTTGGGAGTTTATGCGAGACAAGATAGGAGGCTACATTCAACACACGATTCTTAGCCGAGATGGAAAGACGATAGATGCTGTTTGTGATGAGGATGGGCTCATGAAACAATTAGAGCCTAATCATAATTTGTATGACCACATTGATCCTTTAGAAAAACAATCAGAACATACATTAATAGTACCGGAGATAGGAACGCTAGTTGGAAATGTCATTATTTGGCTAAGGGGAAATATAAAATAGTGCATGGAAATAGCAAAAAAGTTAAGGGATATCATTGCCTAACTGAATCAGAGATAGAACGGGCTAAATTTCTTAGGGAGAAAGAAGGTTTTACATACCAAGAACTAGCGCAAGTATTTAATCGCTCGTATCAAGATATGTACCTTCTTCTCCGAGAACGAAAAGTTAAAAAAGGAAAAAGGCCTACCGTTCATAGAGCAAAACTATACACAGACATCTTACAGCTTTTGGTGAAAGGAGAACTAAATCAAAACCAAATAGCTAAAAAGTTGAACACAACTAGACAATACGTAAGCCTCGTAAACAAGGACAGGACTAATGATTGCAAAAAATAATAGCACGCAACACGGAAAAACTTATTATTATTATTGGTTTGAAGATTGCATGTGTGGGCCATATGAAACAATACAGATTGCTACAGATAAATTTCTTTCCGCTATTCAATGTGCAACTGAGTATAACGAACCACACCTATTACGAAAGGCCTTGATAAGCGCTAGTATTTATTATGACTATATAAATAAAACAGAAGCTGAAAACAAAGATAATTGGGCGATCATTGAAAGACAAACAAATACTATAGATACTTTAGAGAATGAAGTTCTTTCTTTGCGTGAACAACTAGATGAGATGGAAACAGAGGCGATTGAATGGAAAGAATGTTACCATGAAACAAAAGCTAAAATAGATGAGTTAAAAAATAAATATATGGAGAACTAACAATATGGCTGACGAAAATGAGGATAAGTTTTCTCCTCCTAAAGACATTAGTTCTGAAGGAATAAAAGTTCTTACAAACTTATTAGATTTAGCCATGAAAAATGAAATGATTAAGTCTTCCGATGTTAAGCGGATACTAACGGTATTAAAAACTAATCCTTCAATGAGATTAAGCCGTATTGCCAAACGTCTACAGTCTATTAAGAGCATGGTTGCAGAGATTCAATCTTATGACCGAAGATTAGATATAGTACTCGATAATTGCCAAGAGGAACTTAACACGATACAAAAAGTATCAGAGATGCTTCCCAATTATGATAAAACTGATAAAGAATATTAAAGGGAGCTTTATGTCTGATATTTACTTGGCTATAAATGGTTTTATATTTCTTCTCATAACCATTCCGTATGTACTAATAGTATTTTCTTATGTTAAAGAAACCATACAGAAAAAAATGAGAAAGTAATGCATTTTGTTCTTGACAACTTATTATTATGTGTGTATATTATATACACAATTTGATATTATCCTCATCACTTACGATTGGAAAGAGAGGCTATGATCGTAAAAGAAAAACTAAATAAGATGTTTTCCCTCAACTCTTTAAAAGGAGAATAAGATGGCTGAAATAACCATCAATGCAAAGTCCCCAAAGACGGGACGAGAAGTTTCTTTTGTTCGTGATTTTGGTTCGACCATAGAAGAAAGCGTTGAACTGTTCGGAGCAGAAGTTGTTCATTCTATCTTTCAGGCTCAGGCAACAATAAGAGCTCAAGGAGCCGCACGTTCGGTTCTTGATAAGGATGACAAGACCTCAGATGAAGCAGTAAAAGCTGGTGAAACATATACCCCAGGTGTCGTGCGCAGAGGCGGAGGCTCTAAGAAAGATCCATTCAAGGTTCTTGCTGAGAAAATGGTTTCTGGTCAGATTAGTAAAGACGAGATCATGGCTGAACTAGAAAAGAGATTAGCCGAAGAAGCATAAACACCAGCTTAGGCAGGGGAGTTCCTTACGGCTCCTCTGCCTACTTTTTTACCCTTTAATAGATAATAAAAGATGCCAGAAAAAACTGTTTACATAGTAAATAATAGCGGACATGATTTCAGTTCAGCAAAACCTTTTGGGAAGCTTGAATTTTTAACGGAAGGACTTGTTGATAGATTTAATGTAACTGGAATGTATAGGGCATTTCAAGCTAAGATAGCAGAATCAGAACCTGAAGATTTCATATTACATAGCGGGCCGGGCGTTATGAGCGCTGTTGCTTGTTCTATGTTCGCCAACAAACACGGACGTCTTAACTTATTGTTATGGCGCGGAGAGGAAAACGGAAAACAGCGATACGTTCAGCGTAGACTATCATTTAACAAAGGCTAAAATAAGATGAAAGAGCACGAAACGTGGCAAGTGCTAGATGCTACTAAATTACAAACTTACATGCGTTGCCCCCGTAAGTTTTTCTTCAATTATGTATTAGGCTGGAAATCAGAAATACCAAGTAATCATTTAGTATTCGGAAGCGCGTGGCATATGGCAATGGAAGTCTTGCTCGATAAAGGCTACAATGCGGAATCTTGCGCTGAAGGATTTTACCTCGCAGAAAGCTATATCCGAGAATTTTTTCCACCTGAATGGGATAACGGAAACGCTCCCAAAACACCAGCTAATATCCTTAGAACTCTTCCGCAATATTGCAAAACCTATGAAGAAGATGATTTTACTGTTGAGCATATAGAAGTAGCGGGAAGCGTGGCGATTGGTGAGGGGAAATTACTACATTTTAAAACGGATGCTATTTGTCGTGACCATCGTGGAATTTTTAGCCTTGAACATAAAACAGGAAGTAGATTCTCAAATTCTTGGGCTTCTCAATGGCGACAAAAGATGCAGATAGGTATTTATAGCCATGTTCTATACTGTATGTACCCAGAGAATGAAGTTTATGGAGTAATTATAAATGGTACATTTTTTGCAAATGAGCCAAAACGCAAAAAGAACGGTGAATTATACGCGGGTGCTAGAGACACAGAATTTAAGCGCGTCCCTTGTCGTAGAACCTTACCTGCGATGGAAGCTTGGTTGGTGGAAACTGAAGAGATTTACGATAAAGTTCAGAATGATTATAATCGCTTAGCGGATGCTACAGAAGATGAGTCCATTCTTAAAGCGTTTCCTCGTAACACGGAGTCTTGTTCTGATTATGGCCAATGTCCCTTTTTGGATTATTGTAGCGTGTGGAATAATCCTTTACAACATTGTGAGGAGCCTCCTGTAGGCATGGAAGTAGACCATTGGGATCCACGTAAGGCTGATACTATACGGGAGGTAGTTGAACTATGAGCAAGAAAAAGAAAGCTAAAACAAAACAACGTGATTACTATGACGGGAAGATGACTAAAAAAGTCTGGACACAAAGGCGTAATCGTGCTAAGGGACAGTTTGCTTTTATGCTCGGAACTGGACTCAGTATACAAGGTGACCTACATCAAGCATTATCAAGCAGTGAGATAACACAATTAAAAGCTGTACGCACAGTATTAGCTACTATCTTAGATGACTGGAAAGAAGAGACAGATGAAGCTAAGCGAGAATACGGGGTCTAGTTGTTCATATAAAGTTAAAAGTGTTTGCCCTTTTTGTAGAAAAGCAACAGAGATTAAAAAAGGTTTTGCTTGGCATTTACGTTACTTTTGTTGGATAACAGTCTGGGAAAAATGTGAGGACTGCGCAAAAAAAGACTTGACAACTGTCGAATAAAGGATTATATTATATGTATATTAATTCTATTTCTACTTACTATTTGAAGAAGGGAAGCTATGCAGACTTTTGTTCCGTTTGACGATGTTCACACTTCCATTGAGTGCCTTGATTATAAAAGACTCGGCAAGCAACGTGTAGAAGCGTCACAGATTATCAAAGCACTTACCATAGATGACTATGGATGGAAGAATCATCCAGCTACTAAAATGTGGGACGGATATATTCCGGCACTAAAGTGGTATCACGACATATGTATAGCAGAATGGATTAGTCGTGGATTCAATAACACCATGAAAATGTTTGCTCCCATACTCGAGAACATAGAAATGCCTGAGTGGTGGGGCGACAACCGTGTACATGCCTCCCATAGAGCTGCGTTGCTATGGAAAGAACCAGATCATTACAGACAGTTTGATTGGAAAGAAAGTCCTCGTGTAGATTATCACTGGCCTACACAGGAGAAATAAGATGACCGAATCAAGTAGCGATAAGTTCCTTCGCATCAAAGAAAGAGCGGAGGCAACACGCAACCGCTATGCGGAGAGTAGCAGTAAGTATTCAAACTTCCTTGTCTATGGAGACTTCGGCACAGGCAAGACACAGCTAGCAAGCACATGCCCTACGCCAGTATTCATTGACTCGTTTGATCCAGGTGGTACAAAGACGTTAGCACTCCAAGATGGCATTGAAAAGGGTGACATCATTGTAGAGAATAAGTGGGAGGCTGATTCATGGAAAGACCCGTTCGCGTTTAACGAGTGGGAAAAGGAAATGGAACAGCGTAAGAAGGAAGGCTTGTTCGATCATATAGGAACCTACGTTCTTGACAGTGCAACGAAATGGGCTGACTGTATGATGTGGGAGATACTCCGTAGAGGTACTCGGGGTAAGACTCGCAAAGGTGGTAACCCAGAACTACAAGACTACCTCGTTCAACAGATGACCGCAGTAGACTGGCTCGGTGTTCTCATGGGCTATCCTTGTCACACACTTGTAACAGGTCACATAGGACTAATCAAGGATGAGGTATCAGGTAAGATAGAAACAGGACTCTTACTTGCCGGAAAGCTGAGCGAGAAGGTACCTTTGGTCTTTGATGAGAAGTATGTATCTCTTGTTAAGAACTCATCAGGAGGTGTCAATCATACTTTGCTAACTAAGAACGATGGGTACTACAAAGCAGAGACTCGCATGGGCGGCTCACGATTTGAACAGAATGAGAAGCCAGACATCAATGCCTTACTTCGCAAAGCAGGTCGTGATAATGATAACAAGGAGAGCTTATTCTAATGGAAGAATTAACTGATTATAATGGCATAGTTTTCGAAGGATTGAAACAGTACGGGCCTGATTTATCTGAAGGTAAAACATTAATAATTGTGCAAAGTCATCATTCTGGTAAACACCATACACACCAATTAGACATACCTCATGATGTATTTAAAGCTAGAATAGAAGAAAGTGAAAAACTTAAAGAAAAGAGAGTATTCATACAGGACATCTTTCCAGAACTAACGGATAGCCAACGTGAGGCTCTTATGACTGGTATTTCAAGCAAAGAGTGGGATGATATATTTCCAGAAGGTGACCAGTATGATATGGAAACTAAAGAAGGCGTAACCTTTGGCGAAAGAAAAATGGTGTAGGGGTGTCTTTTACTTCAAAGTGGGAATCGTTCTCACGGGGTAATTCACACCGAGACATCTCTACACCTAACTGGGCTCAGGAACCCCAATCAAAAATCTTTTATTATTATCGTAACTGTGTATCATATTGGTACATAGTAGTCTTTATCTTTTTTCAAACTAAAAAGGAGAAACCCAAATGGGAATCTTAGATGTTAACTTGAATGATGCAGAAGAACTGAAAACGCTGAAAGATGGCGAGGAAGTAATGCTACGGATTGGTCGTGCGGAGGAAACTCCTAATCGTAATGATCCAAGTCGTTTCAATCTTGCACTTACGTTTGATGTTCCCGATGATAAGTTGGTAGACGATATACGTGTATGGCTCCCTATTCCTTCCGCATCCACTAAGGAAGATGATCCTAAGCGTTACGTCAAGCAGGTCAACCGTTTCAAGCAATTCTGTGACTGTTTCGGTATTGATACTGGAGGTAGCATTCAGACAGAAGATATGCTTGGACTTGAAGGTTGGGTTATCATCGCTGAGGATACGGGATTGAACGGTGAGCCACAAAATAGTGTCCGCCGTTTTATCAAAAAGAAGTAACCCTCTAGTATTATTCTTTAGGGAGCGAGGTGAGCGTTGTATGCTTGCCTCGCTTTTCTTTTACTTAACGAGGAGATATGCGATTAACTTTTGATATACCTGATGAACAGCATGAAATACTAGTAAGGTGTATTCCTCATGGCTTCAGGAAACATACCTATAGAGCATTGATACAAGGATTTGTTGAGCAGTTAGAACAAGATCCTGCGGGTGTTATGAAGTCACTTATAGAGAAGCACCTTGACTTTGCTGACATGGCTATGAAGGGAGTAGATGATGGACTTAGTAAGCGAACAAACTCGTCTGGAAGCCTTATCGGAGAAGGATCGAATAGAGTTGATCTTGAACGTGAGGAGCCGCAGACGGGATAGAAGTAAGCCAAAGCCACGTAAACCAAAACGAACACAGAAGATGCTAGCGGGATTAGATGACCAGCAACTTCATCTTTTACTTAACATGGTAAGGAATGAGAAATGAGTGAAGCAGTAGTTGAGCTAAATAATTTACCTGTAAACGCTATTGAGTTTTCAGATAGAGCAAGAGAAAACTATAAAGATTTAGATGTATTAGTTAAAGATATAGAAGAAAAAGGCGTTATCCAACCTATAGCCGTTATGCGTAATCCTAATAGCGCAGAACATCATTATAAGTTATTAGCAGGAGGACGGCGCTTTTCTGCTGTTGTTCTATCAGAGTCTACACATATTCCCTGTAGAATTTATCCTGAGACTTTATCAGAACTAGACCAAAAAGAAATAGAGTTAATGGAGAATGTTAGTCGAGATGATTTCGACTGGAAAGAAGAAGTAGCACTTCGGGACCAAATCCAAAAACTGCAAGAAGAACGTCATGGTAAGCAGGTAGGATCTGGAGGGGGCCATTCGATGCGTGATACCGCTAAAATGCTTGGGACAAGTCCTGCTAGTATCAGTAGAGACCTAACATTAGCGCGGGGCTTGGAGGAACATGAAGATGAACTATCTAAAGCAAAAAGCAAAAGTGAAGCCTTACGGACGCTTAAGAAGATTGAAAGAAAAAAAGAAGAGAAGGCTGTTGCGGAAAATTTGGAAAAGTCTTTGCAGAATGATGGGAGTGAACGCCTTAAACGATCTTTAACTAATGGATATATAGTTGAAGATTTTTTTGAGGGCGTTGAACGTGTTCCCGATAGAGCTGTTTCTTTTGTTGAGGTAGACCCTCCTTATGCTATAGCACTTGATAAGATAAAGAGAGGCGCAGAACGAGGAACAAGTCCCGGCATAGAGAACTATAATGAGGTATCATCTGAAGATTACCAAGACTTTTTGGATCGCTTGTTTGTTGAGTGCTACCGTGTTATGGCTCCTATGTCGTGGATAGTCTGTTGGTATGGAATACAATGGTACCATGTTGTTATGGCAAGCATGGAAAATGCAGGATTTGAAGTTTGTGACCTTCCAGCTATCTGGACTAAGACAGGCCATCAGGGACAGACAAGAGCTCCAGATGTTAGACTGGGCAATGTATATGAGCCTTTCCTTTATGCGCGTAAGGATAAGAGTAGTGTAATAAAGCAACCTGGCAGAACAAATCAATTCAGCTTTAAATCTCTACATCCAGATCATAAAATACACCCAACAGAGCGGCCTATTGAAATGATCGAAGAAGTTATAAAAACTTTTAATACACCTGGTGGTCACACTATGGTTCCTTTTCTCGGTAGTGGTAATACTTTACTAGCTGCAACCAATTTAGGATCAACTTGTTTTGGCTTTGATCTTAGCGAAGAATATAAAAACGCATTTTTAAAGCGGGTGATGGATGGGGAGCCCGGGAAATATAAGAGCTATAATGAAATGCAATGAGTGCGGCACTAGACTAAGGGGCGCTGTTAATGCGGATGTCTATGCTTGTTTTAGTTGCGAGGTTGCATATAGTGGATTAGATGTTCGTGTTATGGCTCGGTGTAAAAGTAAATCAGTCCGTGTAGGTGAGGCGAAAAAGTACTATAAAAAGGTAGGCGAAAAAATAAAGAAAAGGGAAAACATATGACCGATGCACCTTATGTTGCGGGTAGTCCCTTTGAAAAAATAGCTATTGTGGGGGAATACCCAGGTGCTGAAGAAGAACGCTGTGGGGGTGCGTTCGTAGGTAAAGCAGGACAACTACTAACTGAACTCTTGCAACATGCAGGTATAAGTAGACAGCAATGTTACTTAGACAATGTGTTCCAATTCAGGCCGGCACGAAATGATATAAGCCCGTACTTACGAGTTCAAGAAGGCAAGACCAGAGAGAGCGCTGAGTACCATACTAATCGAGAACAACTTCGACAACGATTAGCGGAGAGTAAGGCTAACGTCATTGTTGCTTTGGGTAATGTATCTCTTTACACTTTGACGGGAAAGACTAACGTAACAAAACAACGGGGCTCAATTCTTGAAAGCACTTTACTTCCCGGCAAGAAAGTCATTCCTGTAATACACCCAAGCGCTGCCTTACGTGAGTTCTTGTTCCGCTACTTTATTGTGAACGATTTTCTTAGAGTAAGAAAAGAAAGTGAATTTCCTGAGATGCGCCTTAGGAATCGTCATCTTGTGCTTGAGCCTTCAATGAACGATGTCGAGCAATTCATAGCTCATTGTCGTACATTAGACCGTATAGCATATGATATTGAAGTTCGTGGTATGGAATTAAGTCATATTGCAATATCGTCTGAGCCTAATATGAGTGTGTGCATACCTTTTGTTAATGGGCAAATAGACTATTGGAATCCCGAACAAGAAGCTCACGTTATGTGTTTATTAGCGGGTCTGCTTGAAGATCCAAAAGTCGAGAAGATAGGACAAAACTTGTCCTTCGATGCGACTTTTCTATATTCAAAGTATAATATTGTAGGCACTCCGTTACAGGACACAATGATAGCTGCAGGGATACTCTACCCAGACTTTCCTAAAGGGCTAGATTTTCTTGTTGCTCAGTATTGTGATGGGGAACCTTACTATAAGGATGACGGCAAGGAATGGTTCAAGAACCCATTCGGTAGTGAGGAAGTATTCAGGCGATATAATGCTATGGACAGCGCTGTTCTTATGGAAATCTTTCCTAAGCAAGAGGAAGAACTAAAGAAGCAAGGTAACTGGGAAGCATATGAGAAACAGCGTTCCCTTCTTCATCCCTTAGTCTACGCAGGTAATAAGGGCATAAGGATGGATACAAAAGCTATGAGTGAGGCTTCTATGGAGTGCTCACGTAAAATAAGTTCTTATCAAAAACAGCTGAATGAAATAGCGGGAAGAGAACTAAATCCTAATAGCCCTAAACAGTTAAAAGAATATTTCTACATAGAAAAGAAACAAAGAGCTTACACAAGAAATGGAAATATAACTGTAGACGATAAGGCGCTTAAGAGGATGAGTGCTAAGGGAATGAAAGAAGCTGACATAATACTTGAACTGCGTAAAGAGCGTAAGATGCAAGGTACGTATTATGAGATGAAACTTGACGAGGACAACCGTCTACGTTGCTCTTTCAATCCTGTAGGTACAGCACAAGGACGTATTAGTAGTTCCAAGACAATACGTGGAACTGGTGCTAATCTTCAAAACCAACCATGGCAGATGAATTCACTGATGCTTGCGGATGAGGGCCATATCTTAATCAATCAAGACTTAGGACAAGCAGAGAACCGTGTAGTTGCTTTTGTTAGCGGAGAGAGTAAGATGATGCGAGCCTTTGAAGAGGGCATAGATATTCACACGCAAACAGCTAGTATGATCTATGAAATTCCACCTGAAGCGGTTACTAAAGATCAGAGGGATTGGGGTAAGCGTGCTAATCACGGACTTAACTATGATCTCGGATACAGAAGTTTTGCTCTTTATTACCAGATTACAGAAAAGGAAGCCAAGAACATTGTAGAACGGTATCATCATATTTATAAAGGTGTACGAGAATGGCATTCTACTGTAAGAGAGGAACTGAGCAGAAGTAACAAGACACTGACAAATTGTTTCGGGCGTAAGAGGACGTTTCTTGATCGCTGGGGACATGATCTATTTAAAGTTGCCTATTCCTACATACCACAGTCTACTATCGCAGAACTAATGAACACATACGGAGTCTGTTTTCTATATCAACGCCAAGATCTTTTTCCAGAAGTTCAATTTCTTAACACTATTCATGACAGTATTCGCTATCAAATTCCACTTTCAGCGGGTGCTACACGCATAATAGAGATTATAAAAACAGTTAAGAAAAGTTTAGAGCATGAGTTAGAATGGAGAGGAAAGACCTTTTCTATTCCTGTTGATACTGAAATAGGATTCACATTCAACAAGAAGAATATGATTGAGTGGAACGCTAAAAAAGTTGATACTGTAAGTATGAATGATTTATCTGCGGAGCTGGAAAACTATGTCGAAAAGAGTGCTCAATGATTGGGTAGACTCATATATGGAGTTTACCGAGAACACTGAGCCTCCTACCGGATTTAGGCGTTGGGTTGCTCTATCGACCATAGCAAGTGTTATGGAGCGTAAATGTGTTTTGCAGTGGGGAACAGAAACATTTTACCCTAATATGTATATTGTACTTGTCGGCCCTCCTGCAGCTCGTAAAGGAACTGCAATGAGAGTTGGCAAATCATTTTTAGATTCTTTGGGAATAGCGGCTGCTAGCGATGAATCTAGTCGTCAGAAATTAATAAAGAGTTTACAAGAGAGTGCAGCTGTAGATCAAACAGAAGATAGTACAATGGTACATCATTCTAGCATGACGATACATAGTAGTGAGTTAACAGTATTTCTTGGGTACGGCTCAAGGGAAATGTTATCCATGCTTTGTAAATGGTATGATTGTGAAGGTCGATATACATATGACACTCACGCAAGAGGAAAGGAAGAGATACCAAATGTTTGGGTTCACTTATTGGGGGCGACAACGCCAGGTCAACTACGTGCGGCTTTGCCTGAAGATGCTGTCGGTAGTGGGTTTACTAGTAGGGTTGTATTTATATACGAAGAAAAGAAAGGAAAGACAGTACTCAAACCTAGCCTCACAGATGAACAGATCAGACTTGGAGAATTACTTGCACAAGATTTAGCGGAGATAAGAAATATCGTAGGAGAGTTTGTACCAACAGAAGAGTATGAAGATCGTTACTATAAGTGGTATGCAGATAGTGAGAGTAGGCAAATCTTTGTTGATCCTCGTCTTGACTATTATGTACAAAGGCGTCCGACACATTTGTTTAAACTATCTATGATTTGTTGCGCTAGTCGTGGCAGTTCTCAGATACTTGAATTAGAAGATTTAGAACGTGCCATTGAATATTTACATGAGGCGGAAGAAAGTATGCCACAAGTATTTGCGGGAGTAGGTGCTAATCCTTTAGCGGCTGTCCAATCAAGACTATCAACTGTTGTCGAGCAATTTCAAAGTGTCCCAATCTCTACCGTTGCTCAAATGTTTGCGGATGATGCCAGTGCCACACAACTGCTTGAGGCTATACAAGCATTACAACAGCAGGGTAAAATAACACATGATATTGTAAATCAGAAGTTAAGATGGAGGGAGTAACTGTGTTCCAGATTGCAACACAGATGAATCCACCAGATGCCACCAGAACGTCAAACCATGATGGGATATATACCAACATAGGGTACCTTATTTAAACCCACCAGAACGCAAACCAGAGGATAGAATGGACATTAAAGAAATCAAAACACGATCACAATTACTAATCGTACTAGCAGAATTAAAAGATTATTGTGACCCACTTAAAATGATAGGCCCAACACCTTTAGAGGATCAAATAAAGAAGTGGTTACGACAATTAAAACGTGATGAATATATAGAAGCTAATAAACCTTTGCTCTGGTTAATAGACACCCCCGCTCCACAAGTACGTATAACTCCGATAGGAAAACGTGTTGCGTTCCGTGAATATTTAAAGCTATTGCCTGAAATAGGTGATGAGGAATTTACAGAGACTATAATGTCCCTCTGCCTATCTCGTGGTAAGCTAGTACAAAGGGACATAAGTCATAGACTATCTGATGCTATTATGGATTAGGATTGTTAAGGGCTTGTTGCTGTTTATACCTACGTTCAAAGTCACGCGCTAGTTTTACGTTCTCGAAGTTTTTGCCTCGAAGTACTCTACGAACATCTACAGGCCGTAAGTTTACACCTAACTCTCTTACGGCACTGTATTCCTCTTGTCCTCTAGCTACTGCACGTTGTGGACGTAGCCAATATTTACCTAAAGGAGGAAATAAAGCACTAGCTACTTGTTCTGTCTTTTTCTCTACCCTATTCCAAGGTGCGTCTACACCAGGCAGCCATCTTAAGTCAGGATCAACTTCGCCTGGAAACTTTTCTAACGGCGCACCAGTAAAGAAGCTCTTACCCGCTTGATCTTCAAAGAATATCTTAATGGCAGGATTAAGCCCAGAAACAAAATCTTTGCTGTTTAATTTATTCAATTCTAGTATAGGTAAATCAGGAGCTATAAAGATAGGATACCCATCTTCATCCATAGCAGGAAGTTGAACTGCCTGTATCTCCTCAAAATAATCTGGTGTAGGAACTGTTGGATAACCTGATTCCGTAACAAAGTTTTCTACAGCATTTTGCAACTTAGGAACCTTAGCTAACCTTGCAGGATCTTCTATAACTGCCATCATCATTCTAGGTAAAGCAAACCTTTGCCAAGCATAAAAAGGCATCATTGAAGCAAAAACTTGTCGCTCTACTTTTGATAACTTTCTATAATCAAAGTGCCATTTCTTTGTTTCAGCAGCCGCTGTATCTAAACTGTCTCCCTTAGCTAAACGGTCAATAAACATCGCTATACGTCCATTATTTTCTGGTATAGTAGCAGCCGCTCTATTTCCAGAAACAACCCAATCATGTGCATTAATAGCTTTCTGCCCTATCCCTGTACGCTCTGCCCTTTCCATTATTTCAAGTCCTGCTTTTAATGCGTCACCCTTTGCAAGAGGTTTACCTTTTTTAGTCTTAGCTTGTGTTTCAGCAAGGGACTTTACTTCTTCCTCTGTTAGTTTAGGCATTTTTGTTTGCCACAAGTAATCATTTATATTTTCACCTGTAGGCCCCATATGCCCAATAGTTTGCGGAACATCAAACTGTTTGGCTAATTTACCTACTTCAGCTGCGGATAAAACTTTTCCATCAACTTTGATTTTAGGAAAAGGCATTGAAGCAAAGTCTTTATATCCCAAAGTTTTTGCTATGCCGTTAAACCCTTTAGCTACCCATACAGGCAATTCTCCTGCACCTTCTGATGCTACTTGAACTTGTAGCGCCTGTAAATGGCGTTTAATTAATCCTGTGCCTGTGGGTAATTTAAAGCTCACATCACCTAAAGCTCTGCCACTTAAATTAACCTCTTTAGCGCCCACGCCTCTCAACCAATTCATAAAGACCATACCCGTAAAGTTACGAATATGAAAACCCGGACTTAATGTTGCCCATGCTCGCCACGGTGATACAATTTTATTAGCTAAGTTAAAGAATCCTGTTAGCTCCTCAGGCCTCCCTAACGCTACATCCGCTTTGTTCATGTGGTCTACAACTTCTTCGGGTAAAACAAAACCACCTTCTATTCTATCTTCAAACTCACCTGTTTCCGCATTCTTGACTACTCTCTTTCTTTCGAGAATAGCCATACCTGATCCATCTTCTTTAAGATCACGTTTAAGTCTGTTATATGCTTTAGTACCTTCTTTTGATCCATCAAAAAAATTAGGACTTAAAGGCGTACTAAAAGGATTACCATTAGGTAGCGTGGCTTCTAAATTACCTACATTCTCCATAAACTTACGCGATTGAATCCACCGAGCGTGCTCAAAACCCCTATGCACCAATAGATTGTAAACATCTAGTTCAGGAGGTACTGATTTAGATCCTCCCTTTAGAATACTTCTTAATGCTTGTTCTGTTGTTTTTCTTCCTCGTTGTTGCATGAAAGAAGCTTTTTGTTCTGATTCAATGGGTAATCGTTTGGGTAGCCCTCGATCGTACATATACTGATCATAAGACTTATCTAGTCTTGGCCTGACTAGACCTCCTCTGTATAAATAACCCTCTTGAAAAGTACTCTCATCTAATAATCCCCACTTTTTTTCTTTTTGAAATAAGTCACGATGAAACTTATTTATTTCATTTATTGTTTGCTGTACTTTTTCTAGTCTTTCTACAGGCATTAGACCAGCATCAACAAGTCTTTTTGCGTTGTCTTTTAATACCGTACTACCCACTTGATTAGTTTGATCAAAAAATAAACCAATCAATACTCTTTCAGCTGGAGCCATATTATTTGTTAGTCGTTCTATTCTTTGCATCACAGGTCTAAATTCTTCTATTATACCTGCTTCTGCATAGTCACGCTCACGTAAAACCTGAGTTCCTACATCTTCTCCTTTTGTGCCTACAATATCTTTTAACTTTTGCTCCGGTCTAAATATACCGTCAAACCAATTTCCAAAGGCTGAACCCTTTAACCCTGTGGCTTTGCCGACAGTCTTAGCGCCTTTACTCGCAGTCTTTGCTAACACTGCACCAGGTATGAGATTAATGGGATCAGCTATAACATCTAAAAGAAAAGCGGTTGCTGAAGCTCCCCAATAGTCAATTCCGTTTTCATCGAACACATCTTGAAAGGTAGTTCTTTCAGCGTTAGCCTTTTCATAAAAGGGCATAGCGTTTGCAAATTCTACTCCTGCTCTTTCGAAAGCCTCAGCAGCTGATCCTGTTCTTATTAGTTCACTTACAAATCCTGCTGTTGCATAGTTACCCGAAGATAGTACATCAAAGATGGGAGTTAATAAGCGCGCACCATGATAATCGGCAGAAGAAGCTAAAGATTCATTACCTTGCTCTCTTAAGTAATCATCAAACTCTTTGCCTTGACCTACATTCTGCATACGCCTTCTTATTCTGTTTATTTCCGTTGCAGCTCTTTTTTCTGCGGCTAGTTGCTGTCTATTAAGATCTAAAGAAGTTCCAAACTCTGCACCTTGTGGATCAACAAAAGAAGGAACAGCTCTGGCATAAGGGTCATTAACTATGTCCTCAACAAAAACGTTATTTTGTTGTTCTTGAGTCATCGCCCTTAAAGTAGGACTAGCATCAAAAATTGAAAACTTAGATTCTTCTTTTGGGGCAAGTGGAATATCGTCTTCCGTGTTGTACCCCATTATGCTAGCTAATGAAGGAATTTTATCTAACTCTATCATAATTTATTCTCTACCTTCCCATTGATTTTAACCGTCGTTGTGCTTCTTTCTCACCTTCTTCTGCTGTGTATTCAGATAGGTCTTTAGGTACATCAAGGAGCCAGCCTAGTCCTTTATGCATTGGAGTAGCTTCTCTCCAATCTTCGCGCCACGGTATACCAATTAACTTATTACGTTTATTGCTTGTTAGCTCTTTTGATGATGGTTTTTGCCTTTTGATTTCTTGTTCTGTTTTATATTTAGCTATATTTTCCGGAGTTCCTAGAAGTTGTGTTAATTTTTCATCCGCTGCAGCCACCGCTGAGGGGTCATTAATGTTATAAATACTACCATCAGGTAACATTTGGTATCCCCTATTAAACAATTCTTGAAGTACATCCGCTTCCAAGTTTAGTCCAATATGCTCTCCCTCATATACCGAACTGAAAGGTACTACACTTCCATCAGGTGCTGTAAACGAGCCAACAGGTTCATCTCCCATAATTGGCTGTAATGTATCTGTATACTCTTTTAATTCGGCTAATATTTTTAAGTTCTGCTCCGGTGGAATTGGTTGTCTTTTACCTTGTCGTATATGTTGTTTTTGTCCTGTTCCAATTTCAATAATAGTATCAACAACTTGACTTACCTGCACTAAATTACTTTCCGTTCTTATTTCTTTTCTTAACTCTGGATCAACATCAAGTCCTTGTCGTTTTCTAACTACTGATTCTACAAGTGATACAGGCCACAATGAAGGGTCATCTGCTAATCGCTCATTAAAGCCTAAACTACGTGCGTAAGCAGGGAATCTTAGAATAGATCTTATTTCTTCATCCGTAGCACCTTCGGCTTTATACGTAAGATAATTTTCTTTGTCCGTCTGCCACCGATTCTCAACATCCTTTCTAATAAGATCAAGTTTGGCTTGTTCAGATTTTGTTGCATAATCAAGCGCCTCTGCTTGATATGTTTCAATCACCTCCTTGTCTATATTATTCGTTACAAACTTAGGTGGATTAGCAAACCAATCACGCACTAAGGCTTCATCACCAATTTCCGCTGCATCCGCTACTGTCTTGCGCAGCCAGCTATTTGCTTTTACTAATTTTTCATCTAATAAACCTTCTTGTGCTAATTTTATTGGTACATCAAATCCTTTAAGTATATGAGGAGAAGGGTTATATTTATCTATCCACACCAACACAGATTCAGGTGATTGTATTACTTCCGGTATTTGCATCATAGATAAAAACGCTTGATTATTAGTTTTTTGTAGATCCGTTTCTATGCTGTCTATTATACGCGAAGTGTCTAACTCACTCATACCTTGTGTTAGTAACAAATTTTTATATTTATCTATTTCTATTTTTGCGCCTTCTATACCATCAACAAGATTAACATCGTTAATTTTTATAAGTTGATCTCGAAGCTCTTTTATCTTTGGCATCGTTTCTTCCGCTCGCGCAATATAACTAGCCGTGCGATCTCGCATGCGCTCAAAGTGCGTTTGCGGAATTTGTCTTGTTACAGTCGGTTCTGTAGGAGGAGTATCTGTAGTAACTGTAGTTTGCTCTACACTAGGAGGAGCATCAAAAGAAAATGGTTGTTTTGTTACAGAAGCACTATCCTCAGGTGACGCAACTGGAGGCGGAACTGACGGAGTTCCATAATCCATACCACCAAAAACAGTACTTACATCTCCTAGTTTATCACGATCTGAAAGACCAGTTTGATATCCTTCCTCTATAGACTCTATATTAGAAAAGTCTATTGTGCCTCTTCGAGTTATATCATCATCAAATCTAGGTGAACCGGCTTTAGTGATAAGATCCGAAACGGCTGTGTCTCTTATGCCTGATACTTGGTCAATCAAATACGGCATATTATTTTCTTCTGCTAATTGTACAGCTGCTTCATACTGTCCTACATTAGCTAGATTAATTACTTTATTTTCTATCACTGCTTTCTGGGCTCTTAACTCTCGAGCGTCAGCATTACGGCGATCAGCACTCATAGAGCCTAGTTGTATTCCGGTGGTCATTCCTGCATCAACCCCCTCAAGTGCTGAAGCTATTCTATTCATCCATCCCATATTATTTTCCTAGTCTAAAGGGTTAATACTTTCACCTCGTGATGATCTCCACATAGCCCATGTAGTGCCTAACTTTAAAATATTACCTAAAAGTCTTTCTCCTGCACCTGGTCCATCGGGCTCTCTCATATCCATATCTAGTAACAATGTTCTTTCGTCCTCGCTTAAATCACCAATCCAACCTTCATCTGTATAACTAATACTTGGAACAAGCATCCATCCTTCACCTTGATTCCAATATGCGTCAGTCATAGCAGCTGTCGCGTCTCTGTAAGGGCGTTTCCAGCTCTCACCTTCCGTTACACCTAAGTTATAATTTTGAACTCGCGCATACGCCTTTTGACTAAAGTTATGGTCTAAAATAATTTCTAGTGTGTCACGAACATTGCGCTCATTAAACAACTCTCCGAAAGTAACATTAAAATTACGCTGAAATTCATCTCTTAAGTCTGGGTTGTTCATTATATAATTAGTGACACTATTGGCCATCTCAGGTGTTAAGGGTATAGCACCTGTTGCATATAGACCTAATTGGCCTATGCCTATATCAGAAGCTTCATCCCCAAGCATTTCACGAACCTTACGTATAGTGTCACCTGATGCTTCCAGACCACCGGCGCTATCGTCCATTACATCCTCTGGTCTTACTTCACTCCAACCTTCACCAAGTAAATTAACTATTGGATCAAATACTTGATTTTTTATTGCCGCTCTTTGTTGGGGTGTATCATAGTATTTATTCACCATTCTGTTCAGCGCTTGTTGTTCATCTTCAGCTGATACTTTCTGCCCAGGTGAGTAAACACCTTCCGTAGTCGGATCAACATCTAAGATTGATGTCATAACAGCTTCTGCTTTTTGTTCATTCAAGTCTGTCAAGCGTCTAACTCTTCGCCACTCATCATCAGCTACCCCCAACTCATTTGCCATTTGCACATCCATAGCAACAACTTCTTTTTGATGATTACTTGTAGCTTGAAGAAACGCGGCTTTGTCTGCCTCATCTGGAAAGTATTTTAGCCTTACTTCTTCAATTTTTCTTTGTATCATTTCCTGCCTGTTACCTTCGGGTATATCTGTATTGAAATATACTGTAGTTCTAAAGTTAGCTATTTCATGCTGAGCAAGAGTAAAAGCACTCTGATCTAACCCCGAGTTTTCAGCAACAGTTCCTGTTCTAAGATTCCACTCATCTGTATATTGTGTATATCTTAAATTATACTCATCCTCTTTCAGCCCTAACTCACCTGCATGTTTAGCGCGATCATTAATGCGATCTAGCTGAGATTCTGTTACTTTAGCTGCGGCTTCTTTGGCTCTCTGTGTCGGTTTATTTTCAACTTCTATTGTGTCTCCAGCCATTAAAAATCTAATTTCTTCGTCAGTAGGCTGTCGTCCCATCTGAGAACTAAACGTGGCTTTAAAAGCCTCTAATCTTTCTTCTGCTTCGGAGCCAGGTTTTACTAACCAAGGCATTGAAGCATACAGCCTGTCTTCAGCTGATATATTCCACCCTAGATCAGCCGCTGTAATAGATCCCGGTCCACCTTCACCGTAAGTCTCTGCCCACTTACGCTCATTTTCTGAAATACTTATTCGAATACTGTTAAGTATCTCAGATACTATAGCATTTGTTTTATCTTCATCAAGTCCTAATTGCTTTTTTAAAATCTCTTCAAGATTTCTTGTAAATTGATCTGCTTGATTATTAATTCTCTTCAAGTCTAAATCACTTTTAGCGGCAGTGCTAAGAAGGTCTTTTACTGTATTTAACCTTTTGTCCATATCTTCAAATTTACGGTCTGCAATTTCTTTAGTCAAACCTGCTCTAGCCGCACGTCTTTGCTTATCTAACTCATTTCTTTGATAAGTAGCCCACGCTGAATCAGCACCGCCCCCACGTAACATAATAGTGTTAGACAGTTTTTGAAGAGCATCGTCATATTCTTGGTCTATTATAGCTTCTTGTTCTTCTTTATATGAATCGTAATCATACCGTTCATCATAAATACCTTTTAATATATTTTCAGCCCAAGTAAAAAGATCACCATAGGCATCCTGATCAAACTTATCTAAGTCATCATCATCATCATCACCTTCTTCTTTTTGCCAGTCCATTTCTGTAGGAAATTCATCCATATCTTCTTTATCTGGAACTCCATCACCATCACTATCCTTATCATCGTCATCGCCACTATCTGGATCATCAACTACCTCTCCTTGAACTTCAGACCCATCATTGTATATTTCCCAGTTGTAAAATAGTCCATCTTGGGCCTGTCTAACTTCAGTTTTAACAAGTTTTGGCTCCCCCTCATCTTCATCTTCATCTTCAAAATCTACTCTACCTTCTTCCATTTGAGCGGCAATACGGTTTCTTTCAGCTTCATTACGCGCTCTTTCTTGTTCTTCTTCTAACCTTTTTAATTCTTCTAACCTTTGTCTTTCTTTTTCTTCTTCTTCCCGTTTTGCCCGCGCTTCTGCACTTTCTACTTGCCCCGCTTCCATTTCTCGTTTTTGTCTAGCGGCTGTTTCTTCTGGAGTTTCGCTCCTATCTCCAATACTAACCTCTTTATAATCTTCAGCAGTATCTATATTTTCAGGTTGCTTTAAAGATTTAACGGCATCAGGAACAGGTTGTTGTTGCTCGCTTCTAGGAATAACTTTTGCATCATCATACATTCCCTCTATAGCTGCATTTCGTTCTCTTTCTGCTCGCTCTCTATTTTCTTTATCTTTCTGTTCTTGAATACGGTCGTTCCGTTCTTTTTCTGCAGCTTCTCGATCTCTAACGGCTTTTTGCTCTGCTTGATACTTGTCATACAATGCTTTATATTCAGGCCCAGCTAAATAATCACGCACACGATTTTTAACTTGTGGATTAGTAATAGAATCTAAACTATACTGAGTTCCTATACTATTACGAATTTCATTTATTATACCACTAGCTTCTCGTGCTGCAGCCTGTTCTTGCTGTTCCGCTAATTTTCTATCTTCTTCTGCTTTTATATTACGTTGTCTTTGTTCTTCTCGCTGTTGTTCATCAATCCTTGCTTTTTCTTCTCGTTGTCTTTGTTCTATTTCAGCGTCAGTTTCATAACCAGGTGCATAGTCTTTTTCCTCACCTTTGACAAGAACTTTATCTCTTCCTTCATACCCAGTGTTAGTAGTTAAAATTCTTTTTTTATCTTCTTCACTAGGAATTGAAGTTGTTGTAAACTCAGAATCTGGAGTATTGTATTTTGGATCATTTCCTGAAGGTTTTACACCTCCAGCCGGTAATAAACTAGTATCCCCCTTAACTTCTTCATCAACACGTCCACGTCCTTGTGGACTCTCAGTGGGATTAACAGGCGCATTAGGCATATAAGTAGCAGGCGCACTCTTTATAGCATTTATTTCTGCTAGAGTAACTCCAAGCAAATCAGCTATTTGAGAATCATCATAGTTAAATCCTCGTGCCGTAGCTTTAGCTTTTACATCCTTATATCGCCTTCTAAGTTCTTCTTGTTCTTGTTCCGCTCTAACCTCAGGAGATACTGATGGTGCGACAGGGTCAGTTGGTATATATGTTGGGAGCCCTTTTTGCATCTGCTCATCAACAGTGCCACCTTTTGCCAAGTCAATATAACTCTTACTTCTTTCTTTCTCGGCTGAAAAATCAGTACCCGGAGCTACAGGAGTAGTAGGGACATAAGTAGGAAACTCACTCTGCACAACATTTCCTTCGTCCGCTTGCTGAACAAAAAATTTTTCTCGTTTTTTTCGGTCTATCGCAGCTTGAGCCTCTGGTGTTATAGCCACTGAGTGGCCACTTGCATGTGGCATTATTTAACCTTCTTTGTGTTATTTTTCATTCTTATATCCCTGCGTTTTGACTGTGTTTCAGGTTGTAATAGAGTTGTTTAAAACAAATCCATAACTGCCGCAACTACATTACCAATGCCTTCTTCTGATACAGTAATACCAATACCGCCTAATAAAGCGACTAAAAATCCAGCGATAATCTTAACATTCTTTTTAGTCTTACCTTCTTTAAGAAGCTTCTCCTTCAATTTGTTTTTCCAAAACTTCATCGTTAATTTCCTTTTTGTTTAAATTTACTTTACCTTCTAATACATCAAGCATTCCTCTAAGGCGTTGCCACTGAGGATCTGCGGTTAGTACTTGAGTTGCCCGTTGTTCTAATGCTTTTTCCACGACCTGCTTCAACTCATTACTATCTATCATCTTGATATTTCTCCTTAATAAGAACTGGGCGTTTTACCCCCCATGCGATTGCCCAGATTTGGGCCCTTAGATTTACGTTTAGCTTTAGCCTTGATTTTAGCCTTAGCCTTCTTTGCAGCTGCTTTACCTTTTGCTGTATATGGGTATTTCTTTCCTCCAACTTTAGGCATCTGATTCCTCCATAGTTGCGAAGTCCAAATCTAACTTATCTAATGGACGTTCAATTTGTAGTGACTTTAACTCACTGTTGGAAACATTTAAAAGTGTGCCTCCAACTATATGACCATCTTTTACTTGATACACATAAAATGTGGTACTAGTAATAGCAGTTTTTGATATTCTAGCTGGTCTACGTTTTCCACCCACTTGAATATAACACGTTTGATTCTCGTCATATTTACTTCCTAAAAAGACCGTAGCTCCGGCCAGAATATTTTCAATAGTATTACGTAAAAACAGCAAAGCCAATCCAACAATAAACCAGAAGCTATATTGTTCTATTAATACTCCTAATCCTGATTGCTCAGAAAATTTGGATATGGCTTCAGCTGCTTCTGTTTCCATTATGACTTATTAGTTGCCTTATATACTTCAGCAAATAATACAGTAACTATCCAAACCATTGCACCATAAACTGCTTCGTGTTCCCAAAACAACTGCCATTTCTTATCAGCTCCATTACGAGCAAAAGGAAAACCGATTGTATGCCACAGCTGATACAGAATTGTTATACATATAGCTGCTCCCCCACTCCATGCAGCAGCCTTCTTCGATTCATCGGCGGCTTTTTGTCGTCTACTCAAAGTAACCAGAGACCGTTTAGCAGATTTGAGTTCGCCCTTCAGATCATCGCGGTCATGCTTGTATTCTTTAGCCACAATGTTTTCGTTGCTCACCTGTTGACGCAGATGTTCAATCTCTTTAACGGCCTCAACATAGAGCCTTCTCTGTCTCTCTGCGGAGGGTATCTGCTCTGGAGGTGGATATTTTACCGGAGACATCTTTAGCTACCTATTGTAGGCTTGGTTTCTGGAAAGTCATCTGTAGCGGGCCAATTACGCAATGCGACCCTATAGGCCATTATCGCAGTATGCTCTGGATGGTCTGTCACTGTTACGAACTTATCTGTGCGATTGAGTTCACCATCTCGCCACAAACGAGCCTCAAATCTGGCAGTTTCGGCTTTTATCTCTTCCGATTCTTGCGGCACAGGTATTAATTCATAACTACCTCCACCTGCGACTATTCGTGCCATTTCTTCCGTTGCAACAATATTACCTGTCGTGCCATCTTCATAAGTTATTTTGTAATCTGCCATTTCATTACCCCATTGACGTTGGAAAAATTAAGACAACCCCTGCTCCACCTTTTGCAGTGAAACACCTGCCTGATGAATCCGTTGTGCGTGTAGCTCCAGAACCTGCACCCATAGACACCCTTGATCCGTAGCTCCACTCAAAAGCATCCGCTACAACCGTACCTCTGCCTCCCTCAAATGGGCCAGTGGTTTGTCCCACGTAGGTCCCATTACCTCTACTTTGGGCAGTGTCAAAACGGTAATTTGCGCCACCGTTCATAATTTGACCTGCATGGTACTTGTTTGTAATGTTCGCATACTGACTTGGACTTCCCAAATCAGGCCCATTATAAGTGGTATTCTGATGCTCATCATAAGAAAATAACTCAGGGAACGGAGCCAATAATACAGGTATGTCTTTCGATTGGGCTGTACCCATATTATCCATAGAGCCTTTTTCTTCGGTAGCATAAACACCAACTTCTTGGTATTGATTTAGCGCACCACCAAAACTATGCTCTACAACACTTGATGTGGACGCACCTGTTATACCTGCTTGACCTGCACTACCAGTCATCCATAGTCCTGTAGCACCACCTCCACTAGCTTGTTTTGTACTAGCACAAGCTCCACCTGCACCTCCTGTATAGTTAGCTATGGTTCCTCCACTCGCTGAACCACCTGTACCACCAGAACAACCTGCACCTGACCCAATAGCCCCTGCTCCACCACCATTGCCTGTCATAAAAGTGGAACCACCTACAGCAATCGTGGTGTTACCACCTGCATTACCTGCAGATGCAGCAGCAGCAGTAATGACCCCCCTACTTGCACCCCCTGCGCCGATTGTTATGGTGTAAGCGGTTGATCCCAAAAAGGTATACCTACTAACGGCTGTTCCACCAGCACCCCCACCTGATGCCGAGTAGTCTACATCTCGATTGGAATGTGCGCCTGATCCACCTGCGCCAATGCAATAAACTATAGCTTCAACATTACAACTTGGTGTCCATGTAGTGGTTGCAGAAAACATAATGTTCGGCAATCCTGTGTCGCCACCCTTTTGTCCTAATATCGCCATTAAAAAAATCTCCTTTTATAAGCTCATCCAGCTATCAATCGTGCCATCTACAAAAACCAACTGTACCGCGTTGCCTTTGGGCAGTGTTCCATCAG